TACCGAGCTGTTCGAGCGTATCAAGAAGAAGGCTCAGTGGAACGTGCAGGACATCAAGGACTGGAACCTGGAGATGTTCCGCAGAGAGTGTACCCGCAGTATGCTCATCAGCGCTCCTGCCAAGTTCTACAAGCACAATGAGCGTACAGGTACTGAGACCGCCTACACGGAGAACGGTATCATGCGCCAGCTGCGCCTGGGCTACGAGTTGAGCGATGGCCAGATAGACTTTGAGGACTTGATAGGCATACAGGCTATGCTGTGCGGCAAGTACGACACGCCCAACGAGCTGACCGCCTACTGCGGTACCAAGTTCATCCAGCGCCTGCTGAACATCGACTTCTCCAAGCACAAGGAATACACGGTGCGCAACTACACGGATGAGAGCACGAAGATTAAGATTACCTCGTTTGAGAGTAACTTCGGCAAGTTCAACTTCGTGCATGAGTATGGTCTGAACGACATCGGTTACAGCGAGTGCGCCATCATCTTCTCTGTTGAGGAGGCCAAGCACTTCTACTACCAGTCGGGCAAGACCATCAACATCAACCACGAGAAGGGAGAGGGCGGCGAAGTACGCGAGGCCAAGTCTCAGTACTACATCAAGGATGACTGCGTGAAGCTCGACACCTTCAACAGCATGATTGTAGGTCCCACCACTCTGGTAGGCGGCTATAAGCTGAGCGCTTTGGATGCCGTGCTGAAGAGCGTGAACAGCCTGTCTGACGTGGCCGCTCCCGCTGCAGGGGATATTGTCTATCTCATCAACGACGAGTCTGGCAAGCCCATGGGTCTGTATGAGTACAGCGGCACTGAGTGGAAGCCCTACTCTGGCAAGAGCATCTTCGTAGGCTGACAAGTTCTAAGGGGATTAGTATAATAGCCTGAATGCCCGTCTCGCTAACTACGGGGCGGGCATTCTTCAATCTTAACAATAATTCAAGAAAGTATGCTGAAAATATATGAACTTTCTCGTTTCGATGCGATGACCCTTCGTATCTCATACTGCGGCCAGGTAATCATGGCTTCTTTCAAGGGAGGAGACCAGAGACGCAACCGCGCCCGCCTTGTGACAGACAGCCTGTTCGTGCAGGACGCTCTGGAGCATGACCCGCGTTTCGGTAGTCTCTACATCCTGAAGAAGAGCTATTCGGACAGCACTAAGGATGTGGAGGCAAGGATTGCCAACGAGAAGACCAAGACACGCAAGATAACCAAGGTGAAGAGCGTCAACGATGCCCTGCTTTACTTCACCCAGCTTGGAGCCAACGTGACAGGCGAGGGAGACCTGAAGACGCTGATGGAGCAGTATAACGTTGAGTTCCCTAACCTGAGATACTGAGAACGGCATGACACACCTGACAGGAGCGGATATAGTGTCTCGTGTGCGCAGGACAATCAACGAGGCACGAGTGAACGACTCGGAGTTCTACACGGGGGCAGACGAGGCAGAGCTTGACAGCATCATCGCTGCGCATGTCCTTGAGGCGTTGAACTTCGTGCATGGTACGGCTGACCCTGACTTGCTGGACGCGGGTGAGACTGCAACGCATGTGACAGGCACGAGGGAGCTTGGCAGTTACTTCGTGGGTGTGGTGGCCGTTCCTGGCTATCTGAGGCTGAAGAGCCTTCGCGTGCAGGGGTGGTCAAAGGCTTTGACAGAGATACAGAGCGATGAGGAGGACGAGTACGCAAAGCAGTCCGACCGTTATGCCTGCGGAACGCCTGAGCGTCCTGCCGCTTTCCTCTCGGTCAATCTTGAGAACGGTGAGCGGCAGATTGAGTTGTACAGCCTGCCAAAGATAGACTCAAGCGTGCGTGTGGAGTATATGACCTTTGTCGAGGACACAGGGGCGGATGAGGGCATAGATGTCAGTGCAAAACTCGAGGATGCCTATATCTACTATCTGTCTGGTCTGGTGCTTACCGTACTCAACGACCAGCATGCTGATGATATGTTTAACCTTGCGATGGCTCTCATGGGTGTTAGCGCACAGGAGAAGCAAGAGAAAGGAGGAGTATGATGGCGAGTAATACGGAGCCCTTGGTGGCGATGCTTTTCGTGGAGTGCCTTATCATGCTGCTTCCACTCTTGTTCGTTGCGTCCGACTTCTGGGCGGGCATACGTAAGGCCAGGCAGCGCGGTGAGGTCATAACAAGCAACGGATGGCAGCGGACGGTGGCTAAGATAGGCAGATACTACAACATGCTGTTTGCCCTGCTCCTCATGGACGGGATGCAGATAATAGGCTTGTGGTATCTGAACAACTACGCGGACTGGCACTGGCCGCTGTTTCCCTGGTTCACCTTTGCGGGTGCGTTCTTCGTTGGTGTCATTGAGGTCAAGAGCATCATGGAGCCTGCCAGCGACAAGGAGAAGAAGGAGATGAAACAAGTGGCGCATCTTGCAAGTGAGATAGCCAAGCATCGCGCGGATCCCGAGGAAATAGCCCAGGCTATAGTGCAGTATCTCAGCAATGACAGACGTAATAAGATTTATAAGAAGAAAGAGGAGGAGAGCGAATGAGGTTTACAAGAGAAGCACTTGAGAAGATGAAGACCTTTGAGGGTTGCAAGCTTAAGGCGTACCGCGATGCCGTGGGTATTCCAACCATAGGCTACGGGAGGACTCGCGGGGTGGAGATGGGTATGACCATCACGCAAGAGCAGGCTGACAAAGACCTTGAGGAGTTCATCGAACTTGAGGAGGAGGCACTTGGCAGGTTCTTGGGAGACGTGAAGCTGACCGATAACCAGTGGGATGCCATAGTAAGCTTTGCCTATAACGTGGGCATTGGTAATTTCAAGCGCAGCACGATGGCTAAGAAGATACTTGCCAATCCTGCCAATCCAACCATTTACCATGAGTTCGGCAGATGGGTGAAGGCGGGCAACAAGAAGTTGCCTGGCCTTGTGAGACGCAGAGCATGGGAGGCCGCACGATGGGCAGGGGCTGTCTGATAGCGCTCCTCTGCGCTCTCTGTCTGTGCTCCTGCCGCTCTGTACGCACAGAGTACGTTCCCATCATGCAGACACGCTCAGACACGCTTATACAATACAAGGAGCGTGTGGATAGCGTGTGGAGGTACGACAGCGTACACGTGCGTGAGGGGCGTGATACGGTGTGGATGGACAGATGGCATGTGCGTGTGGAACGGCATAAGACATGCGATACCCTCTATATCCATAAGACCGACAGCATCCCAAAGCCCTATCCTGTGGAGCGTCCGCTTACACGGTGGCAGCGTACCAAGCAAGACTGGGGTGGCTGGGCGATGCTTGTAGCAGGCGTGGCTGTTGTGCTCGTCTTGCGAAGGAAGATTTGATAATTCGTCAAACCATTATGGCTGTGCGGATTAACTTTGCGGCATATAACATTACGATATGAAGTATGTAGGCAGTAATCAGAGAATAAATCTGTCATGGACAATAAGCAGAGGCGCGTCTAAGGTCAAGGAGGATTTTAGGCGTTCGTCTCTGTTTGTGTTCCTGACGAGTAACAACGAGCAGATACCACTCAACTATACGCTGGGTGAGAACGTTATAACGGCAACGCTTCCTACTGAGTTACCAGAAGGAGTGTATGGCCTGCTTGCCGTGTGGTTCAAGTCGGCCAGCAATCCCTTTGAGGGAGGAAACGATGCAGGCTTGCCGCCTCTCGGCAGGATGAGCCGTTCACAGGTTGATGACCTGTTTGGCATCACTGCTGTGTCTAACGAGGCCGACTACTCAGAGTCAAGCGCTGTCAATATCGAAGTGCGCAGCATGGTGGCTACGTATGGATATGATGGCTTGTCCGCATACGAGATAGCCGTCATAAGCGGCCAGACCGCACTGCGTCAGAGCGAGTGGGTGTCCAACATCACCGAGCTTAACGAGCGTATCAGCGAGATTGAGAGCGCCGAGACCTTGAGGCAGACAGCAGAGGCATCCCGCTCGTCCGCAGAGGGCAAGCGTGTCAGCTCAGAGATTGTAAGACAGCAGAACGAGAATGCGCGGCAGGCGGCTGAGAAGAAACGAACCTCTCTCCGCTATTATACGGAGGGAGACGGTTCTGCCGAGATACATGCCGACAGCATTCGCGTGTATGCCGAGGGAAGCGGCAAATGTCTCCAACTCGAGGGCTATAAAGTGGTGGTGAAGAGCGGATTGGACGACATAGTGCTCCAGCCAGGCCCTGGATACAAGGCAAAGGTGGGCACCAAGGAGATAGCTACCGTAGATATGCTGGAGAGCATAAAGAATAGGCTCTCGGCGCTGGAGAATGATAGTAAGGCATAAATATAAGGATTATGGTAAAGAACATAAATTTCACCTACAACAAGGACAAGGCATGCTGGCAGAGCGATGAGATTGTATCGCCCAACATGGCATACGTACATGTGGAGCGCAAGGGGGTGGGCTTCCTGCGGGTGTATGCCTATGCGGCAGGCAAGAAGCCAGTGACTGTACATGTTACTCAGCAGAGGATAACCGCGTTTCTGACGGGCTATCTTCCAGTGGGCGTGACGCTGCGCATGGAGAGTGAAACAGAAGTAGAGTCCTGCGTGCTGTGCCAGGACGGTGTAGAGTAAGGAGGAGCGGATATGGATAAGATAAACTTGCCCGTCATAGGCATGCAGGCAGGAGGAGGCAGCGGTAGTGGTTCTGGCTCGTCTGCTGACTTGCGTCCCATATATGAAAAGCTGGACGTGTTGCAGATAGGTCTGACCAATCTGCAAGGGCTGCTGACTGAGTTGCAGGGGATAGTAGATGCGCACAAGGAGGCTACCGAGCACGACATCAATGCGCTTGCTAAGGATGCCACAAGCACCGACTTCAGCGAGCTTCCCCTGCTGTGCGGACAGCCCAGCATTCTGTTCGGGGCAGGCACTCCACAGGAGGCCATCGTACCCGACAACTGGAAGCAGTTTGCCCCCGACACAGAGGAGGGCTACAACTGGAACGGAGAACCGTCAGCCATCGGGCAGCAGTACATCAACACGCTTGCGACTACAGGCGGGCGCTACATCGCTGTGCGCGGCAGCGAGGAAGGCTTGCTTGTGTGGAAGAACTTTTAATATAGAATGATATGGCAAATAATGTATTTGTTAAGATACCAGAGCGCGGGGACGCATGTGTAGGACGGCTCTCCGACAAGAAGCTGTTTTACATCAAGGCCGACACGCTCGTAACCTCAGAGCTGGACAAGAGCGTGTGGGAGGTGCAGGGTGTTGTGTCGCATCGAGAGGGTAAGAAGGTCACTATTGTCGGGCTGAACAATTCGGGTAATATTGCATTCTGCGACCGTGTGTGGTATTACCTCAGCGGTTATACGCTGGACGGCGCAGAGCACACCATAGTGCTGGCCATACCCACCAAGGCAAACTGGGATAAGAATGTGGAGAAGACAATTACCTACACGGCAAACACCGTAGAGGAGTTCATCAGTGCGCTCAATGCAGCCTTTGAGGCTGACGCCGACTTTACAGACCAGGATTGGTATGCCGACCTTACCGCTGACGGGCGCGTTCGTGTGCATTATGTGTTTGCCACGTGGCAGAACTACAACTTCACTGCCAAGTCTGGCATCACCAAGACAAACAGCCTGCCCGAGTTAAAGCAATGCACGCGCCTGAGGCGCAAGAGCGGACAGGCTACTTTAATCGGCGGCATTTGCTCCTGGCACCGCGCGTTGTCCTACTACCGTAACGACAACGGAGACAAGTCCGAGCAAGGCGGACGCACGGAAGAACAGACGAGCCTCAAGCAGCAATGGCCAGTCAACCTCCCAACTTGGCTCGGAACATCAACCAAGAATCCTGGCGACTTCTGCAAACCGCTTCGTGGCGTGTATGGCGATGGTGAGGAGGGCTGGCTTCGATTCATGCGCAGCTGTATGTTGGTCGCCAATACAGACTACGGCATTATGATGTATGACGGCAGAGAGATGGGCAAGCTGTTATCGTCCTTTACCTATACCTCGCGCAAGGTGGCCGAACCGAAGTACATGTGTCCCGCAAACAGATGGTGTGCCAGCTTCTCCACCTCCTGTCTGCCAGCTGGTTCATGGCATCTGCCCGCGCCCAAGGAACTTGTAGAGCTTATGAGAGATATAACGCAAGGAACGGGAACGCCTGACGTTTTGAACAGAACTATGAGTGCAGCGGGAGGCAAAGCTATAAGTAATGGTTCCTACCGGTGGGCGTGTGTGCGCTACATTCCCAACAACGCGTGGCATTGCAACGGCACGGACGGCTGCCTGAACGCCGCGACCATGCACGACACCTGGCGTGTGGCTTCCCCGCTCTCGCTCCACATTCTTGATAATTAACTCTTGCGTGGGCATGGCCTTGGCCTGCCCACGCTTGACAAAACATATAACACACAGAGCATGGCAAGAATACACAACGCAAGCATCTACATAAGGCTGTGCCGACTGAGGCACAGGCTGAAGAAGATGCAGTACTTCCTGATGAAGAAAGACCGCATCGTGTACGGCACTCCTGCGTTGGAGTACTGCAACGAGTGCCTGCGCGACTTCGTGCGGGCATACGAGTTCCAGGACGAGCGCGCCTACTATTACAGGAAGCTTATTGCCGATTTTTCCGTGCTCAAGGTTGAATTGGAAGGGATAAACCACGAAGGTGTATTGAGATGCCCGAAGGCCAAGGAACTCACCGAGACGAATGCCGAGTTGCCGTCAGCGACCGACAAGATGTATCTGGGTATATTCCAGATTGTGGGCGAGATAGACGAGGACATCTCAAAATGGAGGCAGAGCGCGCTCCGCAGCAAGAGTACGCCAGACTAAACCCTGCATACAGGTATGGCGTGCCAGCAGCTATAATTATTGGAGGTGCCCAGGGTGTCTTTTACACCGACAAGCAAGGAATTGGGCACAAGGGATTCCAACCAGTGGGCGTGTGTGCGCTACAATCCCAACAACGCGTGGAATTGCAACGGCACGAACGGCTGCCTGAACACCACGACCATGTACAACACCTGGCTTGTGGCTTCCCCGCTCTCGAACCGATAATGAATGCAAAAGATGAATGATACGGTAAGTTTCAGGGGCTTGTACCCTATCTATCTGATAACGCGCAAGCACAAGCGCAACTCGGCGGACTGCGTTGAGTTTGAACTTCACTGGCAGCGAAACCTGTTGCGCCTTGTGCGGGATATGAACGACCGTACCCTGCAACCGACTGCCTACACCTTTGTGGCTACCCGTCCGAAAGCGCGGGAAGTCTTCGCATGCGATATGGGACAGCGCATCTGCGACCACTATATAGCCGAGGACATGCGTCCGTATATCGAACGTAGGCTTACCGACAGAACCTTCAACAACCGCATAGGAAAGGGGCTCAATGCAGCCATAAACCAGATAGCGGAAGACATCTACGACAAGACATGCGGATTCACCCGCGATGCGTGGTGCATCACCTGGGACTTGGAGGGCTACTTTCCGAATGCCCGTCAAGATACCGTATATGGCCAGTTCATCGACATATTGGACAAGGAATACCAGGATGATGACAAGGAGCTTCTGAGGTATCTGATAGAGCGGAGTATCTTCAGCTATCCGACCGAACACTGCGAGATACGGAGCACCTATGAGGAACGCCTGGCCATCAAGCCAGAGAAGAGCCTGTTCAACAAGCCCGCAGGCATAGGAGGCAGCATTGGCAGGCTTGTATGGCAGGACGCGATGAGCCTCTACGTGGCAGATATAGACCGATGGCTGGAGCAGGACTGCGGCATACTGCACGTGCGCTATATGGACGACAACTTTGCTGTCACGGACAACAAGGAGGCGTTCCTTGCCTACATCATGCCAGAGCTACGCAAGCGGTACGCTGAGCTTGGATGCACGCTGCATCCGCACAAGTTTTCCTGCCAGCACTACAGCAAGGGCGTGAAGTTCTGCGGCACGACCGTCAAGATGCAGCGGGTGTATGTGTCGCAGAGGACGGTTCGCTCATTCATGCAATGCATTGCCAAGTTCAACGCAGCGCCTTGCGAGAGGCGGCTCAGTGCGCTGCTTGCCAGCGTCAATTCCTATCTGGGCATCTGTAAGACACGCAACGGACACCACATCGCGATGACAGCGCTGGACAGCCTGACGGGCAGATGGGACAGATACCTACATCTTGACAAGCGCAGGATGTGTCTCGTTGCCAATGACGGATACGGGCTGAACGAGAGGCTGAAGCGCAGATACCATTTAAGACTCAAACGTAACAACAGAACACATGACAAGAGAAGAGAAGCAAAGCGCCCTGCAACGCATAGCAGAGCGTAAGATGGCCTTGCTGGCCACCATGGCCGAGAGCGATGCTCATGCGGCCAAGTGCATGAAGATGGGGCTCACCTTCAAGGAGGAGTACCCCGAAGAATACACATCCTATGAGGCGGCGCGTGAGGAGTACAACACGCTTGAGGCTGAGGCGAACATCATCGCCACTACCGAGGTGGAGGATGACGAGATGATGTGGAAGAATCCAGCAGGAGAGGAGGCGAGCGATGAAGGCCGTTGAGAAGTGGGGGCTCGACAAGGTGACGCATTTCCTCGCGGGAGCGCTGATAGCCGTTATGGCTTATCTGGTTGCCTGCATGGCAGGCGCGACACAAGCGGCATCCCTCGCGACAGGCTTCGGTCTATCTATAGTGGCTGGAGTGGTCAAAGAGCTGCTTGACGAGCGCTTCGAGTGGAAGGACTTGCTGGCCACCGCGATAGGCGGTGCTGCGGCTACGGTTGGACTTATAATATTATATTGTACGTAGTATGAATAAGATAGCAACACATGACAGCGCGACTGGCGAGAGAGGACACGGCTTTCTCTCTTGGCTGGTCACGCCTTTTGCAAAAACACAGAGCAAGACCATAGCGGAGCAGTATGCCGCTGGGTGCAGGAGCTTCGACATACGTGTGCGGCCTGCGCGTGGGAGACGCAAGGGCTACGTATGCGCGCATGGGCTGTGGGAGAGCGAGCGGAGCGCGGTTGACATTCTCGGTATGATAGACCGTTTTCCAGACAGGTGCCAGGTATGCCTGACCTACGAGGGGACGAGCGAGAACATAGAAGACTTCCGTCAGTTTGCGACCAACTTACGGCATTGGTTTCAGTGGATAATATGGGGAAGCGCCTGCTGTAAGTATGCCAAGTATGCCAGCGTTAAGGTGGATTACGTGTCTGTTCTGCCCGCAGAGGTAGGCTACAGTGGAGGTGTGCAGGGCTTCTTGCCGCTTGACGGTAGAAGCTGGCATGCCTATCTTCCTATCCCATGGCTGTGGGACAGGTTATATAAGAGGCCGCACAAGTTCAATGAAGAGAGGTTCACGTTTGTGGACTTCTTATAATATAACAAATACCATGAACGACAAGGAGACAGAGTTGTACAGAATAGTAGATAGTGTGGTCAGCTGTTGTGCCACACAGATAGATGCAGAGGGTCACGTGAACCTCACGGCGGAGGATGTGCTTGGTAAGAGTAGGGCAGAGAATGTGCTTATGGCGCGCTGCATACTGGTGGGCGAAATATCTGGTGCGGGGTATAGCGTGACCACCGCAGCACAGCTCTTAGGCCGTACCCCGCAGGCCATACGGCACTTGCAGGAACTCGGTTATCAGTACCACAGAACCTCAAGAGCCTATAGGATAGCAGAGGCAGAAGCCGTGCTTCTGTGCAGGAATTTTGAGCCAAGCGGGGTATAAAAAGCTCTTTTTACGAGTCATACGTAAAACTTGTAGCCGCATTTGGTGCTACAACTGAGTATTTATTCATAACTTTGCGGGCAGAAACTGAAATGTGGATAATATGAATACCCTGTTTGACAAGGACGCATCCGTTAATGCAATCCTCTATATACTTTCTGCGTTTGGAGGACAGGCCGACATGCACAAGGTTTACAAGACTCTCTATTTTGCAGACCAAGAGCATCTGAGTAAGTATGGCCGTTCAATAACAGGCGACACCTACATTGCTATGCAGTATGGCCCCGTGCCGTCTATGATATATGATATTACGAAGGCCGTAAAGGGTGATAGCTATTTCTCTCAGTCAGAAAATGCAAACGAATTGAAGGAGTTATTCCATTTTGCAAATAGGTTTATTATCTGTGCTGCGGCTGACTACGACCCCGACAGCCTTTCCGATTCCGATAAGGAATGCCTTGATAATGCTATTGCGAAATGCCGCGATAAAAGTTTTATAGAACTTACAGAAATGTCTCATGGTCTGGCCTATAACAATACCCGACCAGACAGGGAAATTTCGGTTAAGGATATACTCTGCGAGGCTGGGGACACAGAGGAGTATGCCAATTATATATCCCAAAAACTGAAGTACGAGGAAGTACTTTGTGGCTACTGATGGCAAATAGAGACTTGATAAAGAGGGGAGCGATACTCCACTCTGAGACTTTTGACTTCGTTGACCACGGAAAGTTCTTTGTCATAATGGGTGTTTCACATGGTGAGGTAGCGGGTTTCTTCTTCATCAATTCAGGAATAAACAAGTGGATCCAGGGTAAGGAAGAAATGCTTGCGATGCAGTACCCTATGCGAAAGGCAGATTATGGCTTCCTACGGTATGACTCTTTTCTTGCTGCTCAGGAATTGCTGAAGATACCCATAAGCAAGATAGAGAGTGATATGGAGAAAGGGCAAACTATCTTCAAAGCCCTAATGAAAGAGGAGCATGTGAATGAGGTTTTGCAGCTGGCAAGGCACTCAAAATTGTTCAAGCCAAAAGACAAGAAGAACTTTCTTTGCTAATTGGTAAGTAATTAGAAAACAACGCAAAAGCATAACAGGTGGCATTTGGTACGTATTACCATTGCCACCTTTTTGCGTCATATAATAAATCGGCTGAACTTTGCAACAAGTTCCAATAGTGGAACGAAACAAGCCTTAAAAATCTATATCATGAGTGATGTAAAGACTTTCATGTTCCCTGACTCGGGAACCCGTAGCGGTGGCCTTGACCCGAACGCGCTGCTTGCGATGATGAACAATGGAGGCGGTTTCGGTGCAAACGGAAACTGGATTTGGGTAATCTTCCTTTTCTTCCTTTATGGATGGAACCGCAACGGTCTGTTCGGTGGTAACGGTGGTGGTTCTGTAGCAGGCACGGCAGAGCGTGAGCTTCTGATGAGTGCTATACAGGGCAACGGCAATGCTATCAGTCAGCTGGCAACGACTCTGAACTGTGATGTCAATAGCATCAAGACTGCTATATGCAGCGTGCAGAGTGCCATACAGGGAGTGGGCAATCAGGTTGGCCTTACTGGCCAGCAGGTCATCAATGCCATACAGGCAGGTAACACCAGTCTTGCAAGCCAGTTGAGTAAGTGTTGCTGCGACAACCAACTTGCCATCTGCAACCAGACCAACGCCCTTCAGAACGCTATCAACTATGTAGCCACTGGGCAGGAGAGAGGCTTCAGTAATGTTGCCTACGAGACGCAGGCTCAGACTTGTGCCATCCAGCAGGGTATGGCCAACGGCGTGCAGACTCTGAAGGACACTGGCAATGCCAACACACAGGCCATAATCGCCAAGCTCGATGCAATGGAGAACGCAGCAATGCAGGACAAGATTGCAGGACAGGCCAGCGAGATAGCCACCCTGAAGGCACAGATAAGCCAGGAGCATCAGAACGCAACCTTCGCGTCCATGCTGGCTCCCATGCAGAGCGAGCTGAATGCCATCAAGTCTGCGATGCCCGCTACCGTGACCGTGCCTAACCCGCAGGGTGTGCTGATGCCCTCTTGTGTGGCATGGCAGTATGGCATTGGGCAGCAAAACGGATTCTGGGGATAACGGATAGGAGAACGTGGTATGACTAACAGGAGCGTGTTCATTGCGAACAGGGGTGGCACACCTATTGTGACTGCCCCCGCTACGGTAGGGACGGCCAACGTGACTATTGACCTTCCCAACCACGTGTTCCGTTTTCTCGGAGCCAAGGGTATAATCATCGTGGAGGCCACTCCCGTTATACCCACAGGGACTACAGGCACGCTGCCCGTCCTTGTGAGCACGAACGGGTCAAGTCTTCCTCTGGTGAGTGTGACAGGTGCAGCCGTGACTGCGGCCTCCCTTGTGGGCGTGACCTACATAGAGGTGCTGTTCAACAAGAGCGCCAACACGCTTACTCTGATGAGCCCAGTAGCGTGAAGAAGAGAGAGAGTAAGAATTAAAAGGTAGAATTATGTTTCAGACATTGAGAGCAGGAAGCCCCTTCTATATACTTGAGAAGGGCAGCGACATCAAGCTGAAGATAGCAGAGGTGTCATCTGTGAGTGCGCCTACACCGAAGTTCCAGACAGGCAACTTCACCCCTAACTTCGGTCAGGAGATGATAGTGGATATTACCGCCAAGTGCGGTGATGAGTCCTTGGAGTTCAAGCAGGTGCCAGCAAACCTTAGTATAGCCAACTTCGGCACAGGCAATGTGGTGATAAGCGAGAGCCGTGACGCGATGAGCGCCGAGGTTGAGAGCATGAGGAGGGCGAGTCAGTCCATCCTTGACAGCATGGAGCATAACCAGCAAGTAGTCGGTCGCTGCGGTGAGTTCCTTGCCCTCCTCAACCCACAGATAGCCAAGGAGCGTGAGCAGGAACAGAAGATACAGAACCTGGAGAAGGAGATGAACGGCATGCGCACAGACCTCTCGGATATTAAGGGCATATTGCTCTCCATGTCAGAAACAAGTAAAAAGTAGAAGATTATGGGATATATGGTACAGATAAGCGAAGACAAGCGCAATAAGATGTCGGAGCTTTGCGAAAAGATGCTCAGTGCAGGCGGTAAGCTCATGCAGTGCCTTGAAGACCTCGAGGGCAACCAGAGAGGTGGAGACAGGGACGACTGGGACGATAACGAGTACGAGGAGGAAGAGGATTACGGACGCTACGGCCGTATGGGTGCGAGGAAGCAGAAGCACTCTGGTCGTTATATGAGGTAGCCTTATGAGACGGACAAGCCTTGATACTTATGACAGGATGCCCGACGGCATGCGTTCGTACTTGCGCAACTACGGGTGGCACTTCAACCGTAAGGCTTGTGAGTTTGCTGCAAGGCACATGTACAGACGCACGGAGTCTGGATCCTTGGAACGTACTACTGCACTGACACGCGAACAGGTGGATGACATTCTGAGCCGTACAGGAGTGCAGATAGAGAATGATGTGGGCTACGATATGGTGTATGTCGCTACCATGTGCAGGAGCGACTACCTGGGCAGCAGCATCTCTGACGAGGTGCATCTGGCTAAGATTATCAGAGATATTCTTGACGATGCGGATGCAGGAGACGGAGAGGTAATGCGTTGCTGGTATGCCAAGATGGTAGCCCGTGGAATACCCGTTGACTGGGAAGACCTGCTATAATGACAAGCCCCGCTATCCTCACGGACGGCGGGGCTTAAACCATGAAAACTAACTAAAACAAATGAGTGTGTAACCTTCTCATAAACAAACCTTAAATCATAAGTCTTCATCCCTTATTATTTCTTTCTCCTGCAAGTCCTCCTCCTCTTCCACGTAATCATCGAATTGGGCTTCCTTGCTGAGTATTATCTGCGCTATTGACAGCGGTGCCTTCTCCTCTGTCTTTGCGGCAGCGGCTTTCGGCATGACATACTCCAAGAGTTTCATGCGTCTATCTACACGCTCCTTCGGGTCGAGGGAGTCTATATCCTTGATAAGCTTCTCCCAGTTCTTGTCCAGATAGTCGCGTATCTTCTCCTTGACTACCGAAGTCTTTGTGCTCTTGTCCGCTGTCTTCTTACTCATAATCTCCAAGGTTCAAGCTGCACCACCTCAGAGCGTGCTTCATTGTAAGCCTTCTCAAGATGGTTTTCTGCCGATATAGTATAGTTCTGTTGCGCGCGTTCGTCATTCATGGCACGATACCACTGCGATATAACGTAGTCGCATACGTAGCGGTGTATATGTGCTTTCAGCGAGCGTACACTGCCCCGCCACATGTCGGAAAAGCGGAAGTGCAGCGCCCACTCTGTAGGGTTCTTCCATATCTCATCCGACTGCATACGGCTGTCATCATGCAGGCACCAGCGAAGCCGTCCGTACACGCTATCCACGGCATCCTGTATCTGGCGCACAAGCCAGTCCTCCGCCTTGTCATCCTTGAAGGCATACTCTACAGACTTGTACGCCTTCTTGTTGGCATTGCGTTGCTCTGCATTCGTCACTCTGTTCTTCAACCAGGAGTCGAACTTCACTTCATATTTTATCTCACTGAGGAGAAGCTTAACCGATGCGTCCATTATGGTATGTATGTGAATTTGACTTCAGAGGGGCCGTCCTCGCTTATGAGCGCGCGTCTCTCTTTCATTGGCATGCCAGAGCCAGACAGCAACTCGTCCAGCTCGTCTGCTGCATACTCTACCGCCGACTTCACCTCTGACAGGTCGCTTGGTGAGAACATCCTGCACCACTCCACGATGGCCGCTCTCACGATGAACCAGTGCATGAGTTCAGCAAGCGCCCGACTGTCGGCATCGGCCTCCTTGAAGTTGAACTCCCACGAGGTGACTACGGGCAGCTTGTCATCTGCATTCTCAGTGCTGTTCACCAGTTTGTCCCTGAGAACAGCACGGAGCTTGCCGACACCAGTGACGATGAGCCTCCTTATAAGCTGCTGGTCGCTTGTTCCGTCCCCCAGCTGTGACAGGTCTCTCAGCTCTGGGTCGTTAGCCCTTGCTTCCGCGTATCGCGTGGTAAGCTGCCTAACATCATGGTCGAGGTATTTATACAGCAGTTCTATAGTCATTCTTGCAGTGTTGGTGGTTCCTTGCGGTATATCATTTCCCTAATGGCAGCGGCAGCATCATTCCTGCGCGCCAGGTACTGCTCTGCCATTGCGGGCATAGTCATTACAGCCCATGCGTGCAGCGCTGTCATAAGCACGAAGCGGTGGCATGCTCCTGCAAGCGCACGCGCGATGACGTTGCGCCTTGAGTCGAACGAGAGCGATATGACCCACTGCTTTGTGTTCTCCAGCTTGTTGTCACCCGCCTCTCCCATAGGCTTCTCTCCTGTGCACCCAGTCACAAAGCGGTGTAGCACGGTGAGAAGGTCATCAACTCCCTGCTGGCATTGACGCTCGAAGTAGCTAAGGTCGCTCTCCTCCATACCAATCTGAGCCTCGTTGAGTTCTTCGGGGCAGTCTTTGGAGATTTGGAACATGCTCGCCTTTCTTGTTTCAAGGTCAGCGTCCAACTTGAGCTGGTTTCTGTAAATCGTTATATCCATGCGTACTTATATATATATATATATCAGTAATCATCCATGAGTGTCGGTCGGACACGCGAACGGAATGCCGACACCATCTGTTCTGTCATAGCCAGATAGCAGTCACTGCGCTCCTTGGACTTGTCCTCCAGCCACAGGTACATGACGTATGCGGCTACTATCTCTTCAAGCAGCTTCAGCGCACCAGTCTGTACTTGCTGTGAGGGTGTAAGGCTGAAGCCTATCTCACCCACTGAGCTGCTGAGGCGGCTGTTTGCCATCTCAACTGCTTTGCGCACCATGCCCTGTATGAGGGGTTTGTCTTGGTCTGTGATGTGCGCTTGCTCGTACATGCTGTTGCCCTGCCCGTCAGTAAGCCTTCTCCCCTCGAAGGAAGACAACTCCTGGCATCTTGTAAACATGCTGTCAAATTCTATATCCATCATTGCGTCTTATGTACAAGGGCAAAGGTAGCCTCAGTTACGCGCCCAAAATGACAAATTATCAAAAACGAGTTACACGGCAGTCTATCTTTGCGCTTGTACATATATAAGATAGCATGAAGAGACTCATACCCGTGTCCCGTTTCCGTGGTAAGAAGGACAACAGTGACAGCGTTAAGGCGCGCTTGCGGCAGAAGGGCGCAGACAAGACCAACCTACAACTGCTTACGCGCGCAGAGAATGCGTGGCAGGCTCTGTATGACTTGCGTAAGCGTAGGGAGCGCAATATCAACTACTGCTTCATCGACCAGTGGAGCGACTGGGTGTATGACGAGAAGGGCAAACTGGTGCGCGAGAGCTCGCGTATAGCCAAGCGTACAGGCGGTGTAGCCTTGCAGAACAACCATCTCATCAAGATAGTTCACTCCTTGAGCGGACTCTACAGCAAGCAGAGCACCGAGCCTGTGTGCTTTGCACGTAGTCCTAACTGCGATGAGAAGGCTGACGTGATGACGAACGCCCTGCAAGCCAACTGGCAGAACAACATGATGCCCGACATACTTGTCAGCGAGATGGAGGAGATGCTGTATGGAGGTATGTCTGTGGTCATGGAGGAGTGGACAACCATCAACGGTGTTGAGGATGCCTACACGTTCGTCATCGAGCCGAGCCACTTCTACTTCGAGAGTGCGGGCATAGACCCGCTGCACAGGGATGTGGAGCTCATAGGCCACTTCGAGGACTACAGCCTTGGAGCGTTGGCAGCAAGATTCGCGCGCAGCAAGTATGACTACAAGCAGCTGGAGTACATCTACGCGCCCTATATAGCGCGCCAGCAGTCTATTCTTCCCAACGGACAGCAGACAGACAAGTTGAAGGATCCATACTGGGATGTATCGGATAGGGATATGTGCAGGGTTTATCATGTGTGGACTAAGGAGCATAAGCTGAGGTACAGATGCAAGGACATCATGGACTTTGACCAGCCGCTCTACCGCATAGAACCAGAGCAGCTGCCTCTCGTTACAGCAGAGAACGAGGCAAGGCTTGCACAGGCAGAGGCCGCTGGCATGGCACGCGAGGACGTGCCTCTTATAGAGTACTCGCCAGTCTTTGATACCTACTGGCACTACCAGGCGCTTGCCCCAGGTGGCCTTATACTGGAGGAGTACGACAGCCCCTACGAGCACGGCTCGTACCCCTACACCTTCAAGATATATGAGTATGTCAACGGTGACGTGATACCCTACATGAGTCCTGTCATTGACCAGCAGCGTTACATCAACAGACTGGTGACGCTGTTCGATATTGTCATACAGGCCAGCGCCAAGGGCATAACCATGATACCGAAATCATGCGTGCCCAACAGTATGTCTGAGGCCGAGTTCGCGCGAAGCATACGCGAGACAGGCAACTTCATCTTCTACGATGACAAGGAAGGCCGCAGCATGAACAAGCCCGAAGTGGTGGTGAGCAACACCAACATGACGGGTATAACCGATATGCTCCAGTTGCAGCTTGGCTTCATCCCCGACATAACGAGTGTGAGCGAGGCGCTGCAAGGTAAGACTGCCAAGAGCGGGACATCGGCAAGCCGCTACGCGCTGGAGTCTCAGAACAGCACTACTAGCGTGAGCGCGCTCCTGCTGAAGTTCGGCTCGTTTGAGCAGCAAGTGGCAGAGAAGAAGATGCAGGTCATACATCAGTACTACCGAGAGGGGAACATAAGTGTGATGCGCTCCAACGGCATGAGCGAGGTCACCAAGTATGACCCAGTGGAGGTGCAGGATGTGAAGTTCGGTGTGCGTATCCTCATGTCACCTGAGAACCCAGTGTTCCGCATGGCGATGAACGACCTTGTTTCGCAGATGTGGCAGGCAGGAGCGGTGGATGCCGCGCAGATGCTTCAGATGAGTTATCTCCCTGCAAGCAGTACGGTGAGGAAGCAGCTTGAGCAAGCGATGGCCGTAATGCAGCAGAGAAGCCAACAGGAGACACAACCACAAACACAGGAGTAATGTATGGCAACGAAGAACCTACAGCGCAGCATCATACCCTTTGGTAAGGGCATGCACAGAAGCCCCTCTACGCCACAGGAGGGAGAGCTGAGTGAGTGCGTAAACCTCTGGCCAAGGGGCGAGGAGCTTACAGGACTGCCGCAGCCCGTGAGTACAGGTATCTCCTTTGAGAGCAACAAGAAGAAGGAGAGCCTTGCCTGCATACACATGGTGCAGACAGAGAAGCACTACATAAGCATCATGGACAACTGGGGTGTGCGCCGTCCTAACATGAGTTTTGAGTTTAAGGTTGTGATGCAGCAGTTCTGGCTGCTCCAGCTTTACTGCAACTACTCTTTCCAGGGCAGAGAGCTTACCCTTACCCTTACTTTCGACAACGGTGCAAAAGAGGTGTTGCCTGTCACGATGACGGGTAATGTGGCGCGTGTAAGGTCTAAGAACTACATGCGCTCGCACGTGGTTACTGGCGCAGAGATAGCAGGCATAGGCAGCAAATGGGACACCGTGAGCATAGAGGTTGTAGATAGCAGGCAGGAACCGTATGTTTATTCAGGCTCCCCTACGAGGATAGCCCACTACTCTCTGATGTGGTTCACCGAGGCTGATATGGAGCGGCAGGAGATGCTGTCGGACTCTTCACGCATTCTACAAGTGCTACCGTTCGGCAACATGCTTGTTGTAAAGTTTGAGGACGAGGTGCGCTATCTGCTGTGGAAGGACGGCAAGTATATCAACCTTGGCGGTGCTATACCCGAGATTGATGCGCGGGTGGCTTTGGACGGAGAGTTCTACATTGATCAAGGCAGTACTATTGTGAAGATGGTTACAGCGGGCTCCATCTCCGACTACAGCACGCTGCATTTTACCATCAGCGACCCTGCGGCTCCTGCCTATTGGAACAGCATGGACGGGTCTTATAAGGGAAAGAGAAAGACACTCTCGGCTAAGGAGACACTACAGAGGGGCAAGACATATCGGTTCTTCAACTATTCCAAATATGACGTGTATATCCGTCTTGACGTTTCCGCGCAGTTTGCGTATGAGTACGTCCTGCGTAAGAACGCTTATAAGGATATAAAGATACCAATGAACACCTCTGCGCTCTATTACAGAAGCAACGCCAGCCATTCCAATGGAGAGACTTTCTTCTGTAACGTGAAGGTGTACGCCAACAGCGTTGACGGCAAGACGGGCATTGTGCCCGACAACACAAGCGACAACCTACAGGCTATCATGGGAGCGGCTAACAAGTTCCTCTCTGATGCGATGAAGGACGCTGGCAAGTTCGTGCTTCCCTTCTTTGCGCGTGTAGGATTGCGTCTCTTTGATGGCTCGATAACCCATCTGTCCTGCCCAGCCCTGCTAACCCCTAACTCTGGGTGTGCTCCCTACTTCCTTGTACAGGGCTCCAATGCAGGCGAATACCCGAGCAATGTGTTTGGTTGCCGCTGTCGTCTTCAGTTCTATCTGTCCGATACTGACGTGCAGAACCTCAACGCCTGGAAGGACTTGATACAGTCTGTCGTTGTGGCGGTCACTCCTGCCATTTACCGCTACAATGAGGGCTATACGTTCGACAAGGACAAGACCAAGTTGGAGAGTAATATCATCTACATAGACGGGGAGTATGCGTCTGGGCTGACTGATGACCCATTTACGGCATCTAAGATAGCCTCACTCGGCCAAGCAATGACCTACGAGGTGTCTAACGAAGCCCCGTCAGCAGGCGGATGGTATGACAGCAGCGTGATGCTGGACTTGTCCAAAGGTGACGTGCTGACGCACGGAAGCAGTGAGCCTGGCGATATTATCATCTTCAAGAAGGAGGCGAACGGCAACATCGTGCGCAAGGACTACATCAGCACGGCAGAGAGCAAGCGTACATACACGGTGGAAGAGGATGGAACGTATTGCGTAGGTGGGGAAGATATATATGGCAACCTCAGCAAAGGTTCGTTCTACGTCACCAAGGCGCAATATGCGGGCTATCTCAAGCAGCCTATCGGAGGACTACTTGCGCGTTCGGGGGAGTTCAAGTCGGATGGCGCGTATCTCATGCAGATAGCGCTCCCACACTTCGACGACAAGACAACGAGGAGCAATATAGTTGAGCAGAGTAACTTCCACGTGATAGGGGAGTACCCCATTGAGGAGATTAAGGCTGGGTGGACAACCGTAGATACTGAGGGCAAGGACTTGTTCAGCATACCGAGTCTTGAACGTGTTGAGGACGATAACCACTCCCACAATAAGTTGGCCGCGTCTGTCTTGTTCTCGTATAACTCCAAGCTTCACCTTGCGGATGTGACAGAGCGCGTCTGGGGAGGTTCTGTGCTTGAGCTGATGACGGGGTATGCCGAGGATAGGGGCAGGAATGAGGAAGCGGACATCTGGACTCACGCTGCGCGCGTGGTGGTGTCTCTTGTCAAGAACGGTAGGGCTGTATATGCGGATAGCGGCTGGGGCGACGAGATAGCGGGATTGGATGTAGCATGGCTCTTCTACCCAGACGCTGATGCGCGTGAGGCGGTAGTCTATACGCGCACACCGCTTGGAGACGGATCCTACGTTTATGACAAATGCAAGCTGCCTCTTACTGCCCACAAGTTCCTGGAGGGCGCGTATTGGTTCAATGACTACAATAGCCCTGCCTACGAGTCCTGCACCGAGGAGGAGGCAACGGCAAGCGTGGCAGATAACTCGCTTCATCTGCCAAACAAGTTGTACGTGTCAGAGACAGACAATCCAGTGCTGTTCCCCACCACACAGCGTATAAGCGTAGGAAATGGTACTATCCTCGCGCTTGCCACAACGGCTGTGGCATTCTCGCAGAACACCTACGGCCGTAATGCTGTGCAGGCGTTCTGCACAGATGGCATCTGGGAACTTGAGGTGTCTGATACAGGGCACTATCTCTGCAAGAACCCGACAAGCCGTGATGTGTTGACTAACGTCTCCTCTGTCACCATGCTTGACGGCTCTGTGGCGTTCGTAACGGCATCTGGTCTGAAGATGCTGAGCGGGCAGGGCGTGCGGTCAGTGGGGGACGAGCTTAACGGCTTCAACGTATCAGAGAGCAACCCCGACATACAGCCCGCGGTGCAGTCCATTGCTACAGAGTTCAGCGGTACGGCACCCTCAGTACAGGACGAGAAGGTGTTGGTGGAGCGGTTGCAGACAGCACGCATAGCTTACGATTACCCGCGTAATCTCCTGCATGTGTTCATAGATGGTGAGAAGTGGCACTACGTGATGGATGTGAAGTCGGGTGAGTGGGCAATGCAGACGCTTCCCTTCTCTGTTGCGAACACCGTGTCTGACTACCCAAGCATGCTTATGCAGGGTGGTGATGCTACGCTCTACAGGTATGAGGATGTGACGAGCACACAGAAGCAACTGGAGGAGCACAGCATAGGCTACGCACTCACAAGGCCGCTGTCCCTGGATGACCCGACTGCACGTAAGATGATATATGACCTACGCACGCTCGCGCAGAAGACAAGTGCAACGAGCGCGCTGCGTGTGGCCGTCTTCGCAAGTAATGACCGTGTGAACTGGTATAGGCTCACCTCGCTCAAGGCTTTCTCGGCGAAGTGGTATCGCATACTTGTGGTCACTAATTTCAACGAGTTAGACGCGCTGAACGGTGTCGTTCTTCAGTACGTCGAACGTTTCGTTGACAAGATGCACTGACAGTAGGGCGGGATAGGCTACAGTTCTATCTCGCCCTTCACGTAGTCCAGTATCTTCCTGTTCGCCACATCCAGCTTCTTGTAGTCGTTGTTGATGTAGAACATGTTTGTGTTCCTCGTCTGATAGGAATGCGACAGCCCCATTGCTATAACGTGATCTGGTATGTCGAGGTCGAAGGCCAGCGTAGCCCATGTGTGCCTCGCGTAGTAGGTGGTCAGCTCTGGACTGACGGACGAGAGCCTTCTATTAACCAACTCAATAAAGGACTCATACGTTTTTGAATTTAGCGCCCTGCCGATAAGTCTGTCTCCTTTACGCAGTCTTTTTATCAGCTCAAGAGCCTCTGGCTCCAACTTAATTGATACGCGTGTATTGGTCTTTGCTCTGTACGTTTCGATGCGGCCATTGATTATGTCTTTGTCTGTAAGCCTAACAAGGTCTTTTAGATTTAGCCCACACAAACAAAACATGAGTTTGAAGATGTCAAGTGCCATGGCCACTTTTGCTATTGATGCAGGCTTTGGGACGTTTAGGTCTTGCGCGCGCGTATTCCATATTATACGGAACTCATCAATAGGGATGTTTCTGTGGACAACGGAATAGTTTGTCTTCAACTTCTTGCTTTTGAATGGATTTTCATTCGGGTGGCATAACCCTTTTCGGACTGCATAGTTATAGACCGTTCGCAACTTCTGCAAATATAGTGAGATGGTTGTATCGCGCAACCCATCCTTACGCATCCCATCATAGAACTTTTCTACATATTTAGTGTCCATAAGTTCAGGGGACATTGTTTTAGTACTTGGGATGATAGAGAGAAGCTTTTTGTAGGATGCCATAAATCTACGTATTGTCTTTTCGGTAGAGCCAGAGTTTTCGGCAACCTCTTTGAACAGGCTTTCCAGGGTGCGTGTCTCTTCGGGTTGCTCTTCTCCCTTTAGCAGGATGAGTATTTTGTCGCGTAACACTCTTGCGCTGATGTTCGAGCGTAGCCCACATTCCTTTTCATACGCAAGTTCGCATTTTGCATATATGTTGGCAATCTTTTGGTTCATAATTTTAGGCGGGTTTGTAAGACGCGATGCGTCTCTTCCCGCATATACCTTCCCGTTTTTCCAGCAGGAGGGAGGCACACAAATTCCGAGTGAGAGATATGCTACTTCGTTCTTATTTCTCACGGCCAACTTTAATGGCGCGCTGCCATTCTTGTTAAGCACTCTTGCGTCTAAGTATAGTTTTATGGTTGCCATGTTGTAGGTATTATGAATGAGCACGGTTTTGAGCACGGTTTACTCCAATTCTTTGTGCATTATAGCACGGATTTATTTCTATCTTTTATCATGTTTTACTATCTTTTATCATTCTTTATCATTATTTATCTTGTTGATGTTTACATGGTTGCGTGTGTACTTTGCTGTTGTTCAGCGAGTTCTATGTCAGTTGCTATTTTTCGGCATGCGATTTCGCCTACAAAGGTACGGATGATGTCTTGTAACTATTTATAATGTAGTCTGTTATGCGATTGTTTCTGTTTTGAAGTTGCACGGTTTTGAGCATTGTTTTGCTTTTGCGCACGTGTCTATATGTCATCATCTTCTCCTGCAATCTCTACGGGGCCGTATTTAATAAACAAGTTTATCTCGCCGTCATTCTTTGTGATACCGCATTTGATTTGCGGATAGTCTTCCTCGTCATACATTATAAAATAGTCCTCGCTTTTTTTGACGGGGTAGTAGTTTGGCTTTTTGGACAGATATTTTTTGTAAAGTGCGTTTAACCATTTGTGCGCCAGGCGTAAATCTGCTTCTTTATTCGGGTTGCCCATTGCGCATGCAAAGGACGCAGAAAATAAACAACGACCGACCGCGGTTTGTTTGAACCCGAAGTACGCGGAGTCAAAATACATACCAGCGAAGTTTACAGCGGTGTATATGAGGTAACCTTTTTCAAGTTGCTCGCTTTCCGCTCCATCGTTGAACCTTCTGTCCAGGATGATTTTGCATTTGTCGTAGGGCATGCCAAATGACACGCCCGCAAATTGCTGTGCGTGTAGGCTGATGCTCATGGTGAGCACCATTATAATGATAAGCAGCTTCTTCATGTTTATGCTATTCCGTTTACCAATACACGAGGGTTATAGGTTGTCCAGCCATCTCTTTCCGCTCTTTGTGTGGAGAAAGATAGCGAAGGCTATGCAGATAATGGTGATGAGTGTGTAGGTGAATAGTGCCATGTTATTTGCGCATTATATGGTTTGCCAAATACGCGAGGGCTATAGGTTGTCCACCCACTTTTTCCCGCTTTTTGTGTTAATCCATATCACGAAGACAGCCACAACAGCGGCTATCATCAGAGAGGTTATTACTTGTGTGCTCATTTCTTCATTATTTTATTTGCGATATATGAGAATCCAAGGGTTATTACTATTCCTAAAGCTACAACGGCGACGCAGTCTCTCCCGCTTTCGTTTTCTTTTGGCGCGATGAGCGTGGTTGCGTTACTCAGAACCATTATAGTGAAGCAGGCCAGGGCAAGGTTGTAGAGGAACTTGCTTAGAGCTGTCCTGCGTTCGCTGTCATGCTTCTCCTGTTTCTCCTGTCTCATACGCTTCTCTGCAAAGTTAGACATTTTTATACTATCTCTGTTGTGCTGTGCGTGTTATTTATTGTCGGTCGGGAGGCAAGGTCTTTGAGGGCTGTGATGTAGGAGTTGTAGAGTTCTTCCTTCTTCGTCCTCTCCACCTTGTAGGTCTGAAGCAGCTTGTTGTAGGCTTCGCGGAAGTCATCGCGGTTTTTGATGAGCTGCTTGATACGGCTGTTGTCCTCCTCCTTCATCTCAGATATGATGTCCTTCATGCGGCAGATGCTCTCTGCGAGTTTGTCGGCACTGCCCGCCATCCTGTCCACCATCTTATGCACGGACTCCAGGCGCTTGTCGGCATGCCGCATAAGGCGTGAGTTGACGTGTATCATAAGCAGTACGGACAGCAGGAAGAACGTACCGAATATGACATAAAACTTTGCTTCCATGGTTATTGTTGTTTAGATAGTAAGGCTATCAGTTTATCTATCTGTTGGTCTTTCTTGGCATTCGCCTCGACCAGCATCTCTACAAGTTTCTGCGTGTCCTGCTGCCCTGTGCTGATGCTGCCATTGTTTGTACCCGATACAACGCCGCTATTGTTGCGCACGTGTAACTCGCTACTCTCGTTGGTGATGGTAGTTGTGGTGTCGTTTGGGTAGAACCTTGACATAGGTACACCGAGAACGTTTGCTATCTTCTCAAGAAAGCCTGTTTTTATGTCCGCAACATTAAGCGCTTGCGACATACTTTGGGTTGACATTCCTAATCGCCTTGCGATTTCCGCTTGCGAAATACCGCAAGTGGATAGTTTGTCCTTTAATTCTTTTCCAGTCATAGAAGTATTGACGCTTAAAGTTAAAACTTGTTAATTAGCTCACGAAATCCATGAAAACATTTGCATTGTTCCCATGAAAGTGTTTATCTTTGCAGCATCAGTTGTTCAGACATCTGCCGCCTCAACCGCAAAGTTAAGGAAAAAGATGGTAAAACATGATAAAAACGGATAAAAGTTAATCAAAGATAAGAAAAAGATATGATGGAGAACAGGCCACACGGACGAGAGCACGAGGAGCATAATCGCTCGTGGGGCTACTAAAAAAGTTTGGTTGCGCAGTGAATTTTTCATTTTACATAAAATGTTGGTAGCTTTTTTATTACGAGTGTTCCTGCGTAGCCAACTTTTTGAGATACAGAAGATAGTAAAAGATACGATATGGACGAGAAAGGAACTATAAGAACGTTTTGGGACTCCCCTAAAGAGAGTGAGAATCTGACCCGTAACCTGTGGTGTCTGAGCAGGACGCTGGAGCCAATACGGGCGCAGGAGATGAATGTCTGGCCTGATATGTTCGGTACAGACTATCTGACCCGCCTCCGCAAGCTCGGTCTGCTTTTCAGAAGCGAGAAGGAAGCAAGGGAGGCAGGCCAGTGGGTAAAGCTGGTGCTAAAGGACACCTCTATTCGTCACACCTCATCCTTTTTACATATCGGTAGGTTTCCATAATGAGATAGAACTGGCTCTCGAAAGTGTTAACGTCCTTCTCGGGAACGCCCTTCTCAAGGAAATAGGCGCGGTCAAAACTAAGGTTGTTCTGAGCTGCCTCAACGGCGTACTCAATGAACCGCTTACGGCTGGAACCATCAAAGGTCGGGATGCCGTGCATAAAGAGAATTTTAAGTGAATCCATAAGATATATTTATTTGGAACGGGTACAAAGATAAGAAATTCGGTCGGCTGCGCAAAGCCACAGATATATTTATTTGGAACGAGATATTATCCACGCTTGCGTGGCCGACCATTAAAGACAGATAACGATGGAGACAAAGGATAGCAATAGCCCATTGGAACAGAAGATTGTCGCCTACGCTGACGAGAACTTCTGGTTCTTGGAGGACGGTTCACTGGTGCCAAACAGACTGAGCGATTTTGATAATGGCATGAGCAAGAGTGGCGTGGGTAGCCTTGCCAATCTTGTGCAGTTGCTGGAGGCAGGCACGGTTTATCCTACGTATCTGTCGGCCTCGCTTGTGGCGCAGTATGCGCGTGGCGCTTGCGCGGTGAACGGATTGGAGAAGATGACGGAAGAGGGCTTGGCTCAGAGCGAGTCTGAGGAGACGCCCGAATAAATAAGATGTGATATGACAGAAGAGATGACTAAGAGAAAGCGTTACCAGGCAATTCCTGTGAAGCCCTACGGCTTCATCACTGCCTTGGCACGCGAGATTGGCAAGCCCTACGGCCGAATGACGGTATCGAGAGCGCTTGCTGGGGAGTTCAGCGAGTTCAGCCCCTATCTTGGCAACTTCCTTGCCATCCGCGAGAAGGCTTGTGAGATGCTTGGCATTGAGAACCCAGACAAGAAGGAGGACGAATGAAGCAGTCGGTGAAGCTGGTTTATGGGCGGGGTAGAAGGGACAGCCTCGTTAAGGCCACTGCCGTGCTGATGGAGATGCACCTGGCCTTTTACTACAGCAAGGATTTCCTGCGGGTGAAGACGAGAAAGCCCGAGCTTGCCAACTGCATCAGTGAGGAGTTCAAGAAACTCAATCTGAAGGTGCATGTGAAAATCTACGAGGATTAACAACTTAAAAGAATCAAGATATGAATAAGAGAACAAAGAATTTTATCACTACGACACTGGGAGTCGTGGTGCTGGTATTCCTCCTTGGAGTGGTCGGAACGCTTGAGCAGCGGTGCGACCGCAGGGAATACGTGTTGCGCGGTATGGACGAGAATACCTATTTCGCTATCAAGCAGCATGTGAGTGACAGCATAGGCCGAATGGCTACACGCTCAGAAGTAGCCGACTACTATATACAGAAGGAGGGCTTATGAGACGGAGAGAATACCACGAGATAGACGCGGATATGTCCTACAGGATAGGAGAAGCCGCTGAGTTGTTGGGCATAAGTGCCAACACGCTGCGTAAGGATGCCAGGAGCGGTATAGTAGATTTCCTTACCAGCCCGAAAGGCCACATGCTGTTCCTTGGCGCCGCTCTTATACGCTACCGCAAGTTTTGTTTATAATCCCCAAAATACATTACTTAACATGAAGATTACACTCGAATTCAGTACTGGGCAGGAATTATTGGACTGCCGTATGCTTGAAGGCGCGATGTCAGCCATGTCGCGCTGTCTGTTGAACCATCTTAGCAGTGAAGACGTGACGAGCGAGCCAGAGGCTGAGGGCGATGCTCTTGAAGAGGTGAGCGCGGAAGCTGTTGCACCCGTAGAAGAGAAGCCCTTAGTGGTTCAGCCCAAGGCACGCAAGCCACGTAAGAGCACTAAGACGGAGAAGAAGGAGGCCGAGCCAGCCCTGTCTGCCGAGTCCCCCGCTGATAGCGAGGGAGAAGGTGAAGCCCCGCAGACCAAGCAGGAGCAGTCCGACCTGCCCTTTGCTGAAGGAGAGGAGAGCAAGCCAGAGCCACAGCCCGAGCCCGCACCACAGCCTACTGTGCCTGCCATGACAGCCGCTGAGTTCCGTCAGAAGCTTGTGGAGCTGAGAGCGCAGCTTGGGGTGCAGATGGAGACTCCACAAGCATTACAGCTGTCGCGTACCATAAGCGCACGCTGCAACCATCTGTACGGTACTACCAAGCCAAGCACTCTGCCTGGAGATAAGTTGTATGAGTTTGTCCATAACGAGATGATGAACCTCACATGGAACGCAGACCATACGGATTTTGAAGACCCTATACCATTCTAAGTTATGTCAGCAACAGGACACGCGCTGCTTTCACCGAGCAGCAGCCATAGATGGATAAACTGCACTCCCTCTGCCAGGCTGGAGGAGGGAGTGCCAGACAAGGGAAGCGTATATGCCGAAGAAGGATCCTGCGCGCATGCCTTGTGCGAGTTCAAGCTTCTGCATTATCTCAACGTGGAGACAGGCGGTAAGTACGAGCAGGCTTTGAAAGCCGCGAGGGATGAGTTCGAGCAAGGCCGCGAGAAGTACTCTACCGATGAGATGAAGGAAGCGACCGACCTCTACGTGAGTGTGGTGTGGGAAAAGTACAGGGACGCGCTGAAGAGTACCGCTGATGCCCAGCTGTTCGTGGAGAAGCGGCTTGACTTCACCAAGTATATCCCCGACTCCTTCGGTACGGCTGATGCCATCATCATAGCCGATGGGATGATGGAGGTGATAGACTTCAAGTATGGCAAAGGTGTGGAGGTGAGCGCTACCGAAAACACGCAGATGATGATATACGCGCTTGGCGCTCTGGACGCTTATTCCTGGGAGTACGACATAAGGTGTGTGCGCATGACCATCATACAGCCCCGCAAGCAGAACATAAGCGAATACGAGTTGTCGGTGGATGAACTGGCCAAATGGCAGGAGGAGAAGCTTACACCCGCTGCCCGCAAGGCCAACAAGGGCGAGGGCGAGCAGAAGCCAGGCGAGTGGTGCAGGTTCTGCAAGGTGCAGGCTCAGTGTGCCAAGTTGGCCGAGCAAGCCCTGTCGGTACACTCCGAGCACAAGGACAAGGGCTTGATAACTGCCGAGCAGATGCCCGCTATCCTGGAGGTGCTGCCCACCATCAAGAAGTGGTGCACGGCTGTAGAGGAGAGCGCATTGGCAAGAGCCATTGACGGTGAGGAGTTCGAGGGATGGAAGATAGTAGAGGGCAGAAGCATAAGGGTGGTGTCTGATAGCGGCCTGTTAGGTGCAAGACTGGAAGAGGCAGGCGCTACGGACATCTATAAGCCCAAGGAGTTGAGAGCGCTTGGAGAGTTGGAGAAACTTGTCGGCAAGAAGAAGTTTGCAGAGCTATCTGACGGATGCGTCATCAAGCCCGAAGGCAAGCCCGCTCTGGTACCGTTGTCCGACAAGAGACCTCCCAAGAACTACAGCAGTGCACAGAAGGATTTTGAGAATATTGAGATAGACGAGTAAACAAGATTATTAACGTTAAACGAGTAAACAAGATGGCAACAAAAGCAATTTCTTTAGTTATCGGTGAGGTACGCTTCAGTTACCTCCATGTGTTTGAGCCTTGGGCGGCAGAGGAAGGAGCCAACAAGAACTACACGGCAACATTGCTCATCCCGAAGGACAACGCGCAGTTGAACGCGCTTATAGACAAGGCTATCAAGCAGGCATACGAGTCAGCAGTCACCGAGATATGGGGCGGCAAGCGTCCTCCTCTGAAGAACGTTACACCCCTGCATGACGGTGACGAGCCTAAGAATGACGGCACAGACAGAGGAGAAGCCTACGAGAACCACTGGTTCCTCAACTCCAAGGGCAAGAGCCAGCCTGGCATCATAGACCGCAACAAGCAGCCCATCCTCAACCCAGACGAGATGTATAGCGGCTGCTATGGCTACGCGAGCATCGCTTTCAGAGGTTACCTCAACAACGGCAAGATGGGCATCAGCGTGTATCTGAACAATCTGATGAAATCAAGAGACGGTGAGCCTCTGGGTAATGCCAAGACGGATGCCGCCGCAGACTTCGCAGGGGTGAACATACCCGCATACGATGACGACTTATAAGGAGTAGTCCCAGTAACTCCCTCCCGCGCCACGGATGGTCTTATCTTGATTTCTGGGTGTTCGACTCACCCCGCGGGAGCAAGACTCTTTAATATACTATGTTTTAGATTCATTACTATTTTTACTTAGGTAGGCAAACCCGTGAGGGCAAGCCTGCCTCGCACATTGGAAATTTCTTTTTATAGACAATGGAGGCCAAGCCCACTGTCCGCGAGGATATAGAGCTGGCCACACGGGGCTGACTGGTCAGTCAAAGCAGGATTGGAGCACTCCTTTGTGGTTGCGAGTGTGGCGGTAGGGCCTGCTTCTGTGGTTCGATTCCACTGAGCCTCACATGACTTCATTACTGATAGACATAGAGACATACTCGGACGTGGACTTGAGTGCCTGCGGTCTGTACAAGTACGTGGAGAGTGACAACTTCAAGGTGTTGCTCTTCAGCTACAGCATAGACGGCACTCCCGCTGAGATAGTTGACTTCGAGGCTGGCGAGGAGCTGCCTGCCGAGGTCAGGCACGCGCTGCTTGACCCCGCAGTAAAGAAGTTGGCACATAACCTGTCGTTCGAGATAGTGTGCCTCAGCAAGCACTTCGGTCAGAAGATGGACGAGACGCAGTGGTACGACACCATGATCATGGGCGCGTACCTTGGTTTGCCTCTTGCCCTTGGCCAGCTGGGAGAAGTCCTTGGGCTGGCGGAGGACAAGCAGAAGATGAGGGAGGGCAAGGCGCTTATCACGTTCTTCTGCAAACCCTATAAAGGCGCGAGGAGGACACGCGAGCAACACAAAGAACGCTGGGAACTCTTCAAGCAGTACTGCCGCCGTGATGTAGATAGCGAGGTGGAGATAGGCCGCAGGCTTGTGGATAAGGCTTGGCAACCACGTTGGGAGCGTGAGGTGCAGCTGCTTGACTTCCGTATCAACCAGCGCGGTGTGGCTGTGGATGCTACACTGGCACGTAACGCCTTACGCTTCTGGGAACGCTGCTCTGCGGAGCTTAGCGAGGAGGCCAAGAAGATAACAGGGCTTGAGAACCCAAGCAGCATCGCCCAGTTGCGGACTTGGCTTGCCAGTTGGGGAGTGAAGACAGAAGCCCTTGACAAGTCTGTTGTGAAGGAGTTGCTTAAGAACCCCTATCTGCCCGAACGAGTACGCAGGATGCTGGAGATACGGCTTGACCTTGGCAAGACAAGTGTGAAGAAGTACGAGACCATGCTTCAGTGGCGTTGCAAGGACGGTCGCGCCCACGGCCTCACGCAGTACTACGGCACCTTTACAGGGCGCTTCAGCGGACGTGGTGTGCAGACACAGAACCTGCCGCAGAACCACCTCAGTGACCTTGGCCTTGCGCGTGAGATACTGCGAGGCGGTGACTACGAGATGATGTCTCTCTGCTACGACAGCATACCCGATACCCTGTCACAGCTCATAAGGACAGCCTTCATCCCCTCAGAGGGAGGAGTGCTGCACGTGTGTGACTTCTCAGCCATCGAGGCGAGAGTAACGGCATGGGTTAGCGGTGAGCAGTGGGTGCTGGACACCTTTGCCAAGGGAGGAGACATCTACTGCGTGACAGCCAGCAGGATGTTCGGCGTGGAGGTTACCAAACATGGCCCCCATGGAGACCTCAGACAGCCAGGCAAGGTGGCCGTGCTTGCCTGCGGTTATGGCGGTGGCCCCGCTGCCTTCGACAGCATGGCAAGGAACTACGGGCTGAACTTCACCGACAAAGAGAAGGAGACCTACGTGCGCCAGTGGAGACGCGCCAACCCTAACACCGTAAACCTGTGGAGTGTGGTAGAGCGTGCAGCTATTGCGGCCATACAGACGGGACGCGTGATAGCCATCAACAGAGGCATACGTATGCAGAAGCGGTACGGCATGCTGTTCGTCACCCTGCCCAGCGGCAGGCGCATTGCCTACCCGAGAGTGGACGCTACAGAGACCTTCAAGGGCATGCGTATCACCTACGAGCGTCAGAACCAGACAACGAAGAAGTGGGAGACGGCAGACACTTGGGGAGGCAAGCTCGTGGAGAACATCGTGCAGGCCATCGCGCGTGACATCCTCTGCCACGTGATGCTCAAGGCCGAGAAGCAGGGACATAGGATAGTGTTCCATGTACACGATGAAATAATAGTTGACTCACAGCGCCCCAACGCGCTTGCAGAGATAGAGGCTCTGTTCGCAGAACCGATAGACTGGTGTCCAGGACTGCCGCTTAAAGGCGCAGGCTATACGACACCCTACTATATGAAGGACTAAGATTCATACACGATATAATGGCAGACCGACAAATATATATAGCCACAGCGCCCAAGCGAACCGCAACGCGCTGGAGCAATAAACAGACGCACTGGAAGAAGCTGGTGAAGCGTTGCTCACAGACAGCCCAGACAGGCGAGAGCCTTGTGGAGTACAAGGCAATGAGCAAGCCCGACCAAAGTCAGCGCAAGGACGTGGGAGGCTTCGTGGGTGGCTACCTCATAGAAGGGCAACGCAGGAAAGGCAGCGTGAAGTTCCGCGATGTGTTAACGCTGGACATAGACTACGCGAAGGCCGACACATGGGAGCAGTACTGTCTGCTCTACGGCAATGAGGCGTTTGTGTATGGAACGCACACCTATACACCCGAAGCACCCCGCATGAGGCTTGTGGTACTGCTGAGCCGCAGCGTGACAAGCGAGGAGTACGAGGCCGTAGGCAGAGCGCTGGCCGCACGGATAGGCATAGACCTCTTCGATGACACCACCTACGAGGCCGAGCGGCTGATGTACTGGCCGAGCAGTCCCCGTGATGTAGAGTATTACTTCAAGCATACAGAGGGTGAAGCCCTGGATCCTGACGAGGTGCTTGCCACCTACCATAACTGGCGCGATGTGAGCGAGTGGCCTTACAGCAGCCGCGTAGCCGCCTGCATACACACCTCCTCCAAGAAGCAGGGAGACCCGACAGAGAAGAAGGGTATCGTGGGCGCGTTCTGCCGCTGCTACAACATACACGAGGCCATAGCGACCTTCCTGCCCGACGTATATGAGCAATGCGGGGACACAGAGCGCTACACCTATACACAGGGAAGCGTAGCAGCTGGACTGGTGGTATATGAGGGAGGCTTGTTCGCCTACAGCCATAACGCTACCGACCCCTGCTCGCAGCATCTGGTCAATTCCTTTGACCTTGTGAGGCTGCATAAATTCGGCAAGGATGACGAACACGCCCAAGAGGGTACTGCCATCACCTCGCTTCCCTCCTACAAGAAGATGAGCGAGTTTGCCGCCTCGGACGCTCAGGTGCGCCTCGCGCTGATGGAGGAGCGCAACGCCTCGGCCGAAGGAGACTTCAAGAATGTAGGTGCAGGCGCGGAGGATGAAGGGTGGGTGAAACTCATGGACTTCACACGAGCTGGGCTTGTGGCAAGCACCATCAAGAACATACGCCTTGTGCTGGAGAATGACCAGTGCTTCAAGGGCAAGCTTTGGAGGAACGACTTTAGCGGCATGGACTGCTACGAAGGCAAGCTGCCTTGGACGGTTGGACGGCCACTCGGCATCTGGACGAACTCGGACGACTGCTGCCTGCGCTGCTTCCTGGAGGAGCGGTATGGCATCACAGGTAAAGACCGCATAACAGACGCGCTGACAGCTGTCTTCAACAGTAGGAGGAAGCATCCCGTGAGAGAGTATCTGAGCGGCCTGCATTGGGACGGAACAGAGCGCCTTGACACCATGCTGATAGACTTCCTCGGCGCAAGAGACACGGAGCTGACAAGAGCGCAGACACGCAAGCAGTTCACCGCCGCTGTGGCACGCGCGACAAGACCAGGCTGTAAGTACGACTACACACTGGTCATCACAGGACCCGAAGGTATAGGCAAGAGCACCCTGCTGGCAAGGATGGGCGGTGAGTGGTTCAGTGACAGTGTGGTGACGGTGGAAGGCAAGGAAGGCATGGCAAGCCTGCGTAAGGCCTGGCTCATAGAGTTGGGCGAGCTGGCGGGCATAAAGCGCAGCGAAGTGGAGGCTGTGAAGCAGTACCTCTCACGCAGCGTTGACAAGTACAGACCCGCCTACGGACGCAGAGAAGAGGAGTACCCGAGGCAGTGCGTGTTCTTCGGCACAACCAACGAGACGAACTTCCTCAAGGGCGCAAACGGTAACAGACGCTTCTGGGTGGTGGAGGCTGGCGTAGAGGTGCCGACCAAGACGATATGGACAGAACTTAACAGTGAGTACAGAGACCAAGTATGGGCAGAAGCCAAGACGCGATACGAGCAAGGAGAGCCGCTGTTCCTGTCCCGAGACTTGGAGATGCAGGCGCGTAAGATGCAGAATGAGTTTAACGACGTTGCCAAGGATGAGCGCATAGGACTCATACAGCGATACCTCGACACGCCACTTCCTGCCGACTGGGAGACAAGAAGCCTGGAGAGGCGCAGAGCCTACTTCAAGCAGACCGACACGCTGGAGGCCGAGGGCGTTCTTACCCGCACGGAGGTTAGCACGGTGGAGATACTATACGAGTTATTCGGTGAGTCGTTGGATGAGAAGTTGCGCTATAAGTCCCGAGAGATAAACGCGCTCTTCGAGTGGATTCCAGGCTGGGAGAAAGGAAAGACTAAGAGGATAACAGGCTACGGGCTACAGCGCCTATGGGTGCGCAGCAGTCAGGACGAGATACTAACGGATGATGACTTATGAGAAGGATAGATGAGATAGCGGGCCACGCTCTGCTGAGCGAGAAAGCGTTGGAGGCCTACCTGGTGAAACGGGTGAAGATGCTCGGCGGCGTCGCCCTCAAGTACAGCAACCCGACATGCACAGGCTTCCCCGACAGACTGCTTCTCCTGCCAGGCGGCAGGACAGCATGGTGCGAGCTGAAGTCCAGAGGCAAGAAGCCGAGGGCGGTACAGCAAGCGAGGATCCAGCAGCTGAGAGAGCTTGGACAGGCCGTGTATGTAGTGAGTTCAAGAGAAGAGATAGAGAGGATGATAGATAATGTTTAACTAAAAATATAAGAGAAGCTATGCAAACTTATGTAGGAACAAAAATGGTAAAGGCCGAACCTATGAACGAATTGGCCGCAGCAAAGAGAGGTTACGCCCGCAAGAACGAGGACAACCACGAATGGCGTGAAGGCTATCATGTGCAGTACACCAACCCAGACGGTAGTGTTTATGACTCCTGGTCCCCCAAGTCTGTATTTGAGAAAGCCTATAGAGTTGCTGAGACTCCTGCCGACCGTATTAAGATTGAGTTTGGAGAGACGGTTATGCGTTTTGCGAGGGGAGACGATTTTCTGAAGAGCAATAGTGATACCCTCATATACCCCACGAAAGTACTCCTTTCAGCACAGACAGAAACAGATAGAGAGTATTCCTATCTGTTGCATGACAGACTCAATAAGATGTCCGACAAAAAGGTACTTCTCAACGGCTATGACTTCGGCACGGCTATCAAGTTCCTTAAAGCGGGTGGTGCTATCCGTAGAGCTGGCTGGAATGGCAAGGGTATGTTTGTTATTAAGCAAGTTCCCGCGCATATCACAAGAGAGACCATCCCTAATATGCAGTCGCTGCCCCAGACTGCGAAGGACATTTTGATGAAGCGTCAGAAACCATGCCTGAAATACACAAACCAGATGCTCATCATTAACCAAGACGGACGCGCGGATTCATGGGTTCCGTCACCAAGTGATGTATTTGCGGAGGACTGGGAACTGGTTACAGAGTAATAAGGATTCTAAAAATAAAGAAATGACGATGGGAATTTGTATTGCGTTTATCGCTGTGGCGCATATTGCGGGTGTCGCAGGAGCCAACTACGGCTACACGAGAGGGGAACAGGAGACCAACGCGCGCTGGACGGCACACCTCTCCGACAAGGAGGAAGAGATTGTGCGGCTCCAGAAGGAACTGAAGGAGACACGCGCCGCGATGCGTATTCTCAGTGAGAGGAAGGAGAGCGATGGCAAGAAGTAGAGAGCTGCGCCCCGCGACGGATGACGAGTACACCAACGAGGCGCTTAACAGAGAGTATTACGACCGTCCATGCACGATGAGCAGTCAGAGCGAGGGATGCAAGGCATACGTAAGACGAGGATTCAGTACCGCGCGAACACGCTCAAAGTACAGGGACGCGAACTGGATGGAGTGACAACACAATTACGAGACGATATGGACAACAAGGAATTTAACTGGGACGAGGCGATAAGCCTCGCGCACAAGACAGCCGTGGAGCACGGCTTCTGGGATGACATTCCAAACTACGAGCATCTGGCCATGCTCGTCATCACCGAACTCAGTGATGCGATAGACGCGGACAGACACGCCAGACACGCCGATACGGGTGACTATGAGATGGGGTGTGCCTTCGTGAATGAATATATAATAGCCACAGATGACCGTATCAAGGGATGCAGGACGGCATTCAAGGATTACATCAAGGACACCGTGGAGGACGAGCTGGCCGATGCCTGCATACGCCTCATGGACATGATTGGCTACTACCAGATTTCCTTCATTCGTGACAATACGTTTACTTCCGACCTTGACAAGCCGTTGTGTGAGTTCTGCTTCCGAGTAACAGAGGCTCTGATGGCTCCGCACGGAGAGATATACGCCTGCCAAAAGGCTCTAAATATGCTGCTTTCCTATGCCGAGCGCAACGGTATAGACATCGAGTGGCACATACACGAGAAGATGGCATACAACGAGCAACGGCCACGGCTTAACGGAAAATATTACTGAGACGCGAACTGGATGGAGTGACAGCTAAACAAACCGAAGAAATGAAGAAATACATTGGGCCAAGAGAAGTGTGGGCTGAACCCATGACGGAGTATGCTGCCATAGAAAAGGGCATACACCCAAAGTCAGAAGACGGGCATGTGCTCAGAGCAGGGTATAAAGTTGTGCTTCCCATCCCAAACGGGAGCGTGCATGAGTGTTGGATAGACAAAGTAACGTTTGAGGCGTGCTACACAGGCTATGACTCTCCCGAGGAGAGGTTAAGTACTGAAATAAGGGAACTCCAAGAGCGTCTTTATCGTGAGGCAGCACGTTCTATACCGTCCTCCAATCTTAGAGCCAGCAAATTGCGAACAATGCGATACGGGCTTTTGTGTTCTTATCTCGGGATGTTGGAAATGCAACTTGCCGACTTGACTGGAAAAAATACTTAAACGATTTAGATATGAAAAAGTATGTCATCAAAAACGCAGATGGAAGTAAGCAGAAGGTAATGCCCGCTGTCCACAAAACCCGCAAGGAGGCAATGCTGACTATCTTGCGCTACGCAACCGAGAGTGTTGAAGACGGGAAGGATGATTGCAGCGTAGGACTTCTCGTAGATTACATGGTTGAAGAAGTAGAAGAGGATGACGCGTGCGAGTGTATTCCCGATTTTGTGAGCGCCATATCGTATCTACAAGCGAGAGGTTTACTGCATAAGGAAATACGCCCATGCGATTTTTGGGGGAGCCTCAATCCGAAGCACTTTGAAGCTTTGGATGCGCTGAACAAGTTGTTCACAATCGCGCAGGCATGGAATATTAGGGACGGATTTGTACCTGATTTCTCGAATCGCGGGCAAGAAAAATGGTTTCCTTGGTTCACCTATGAGAAGGCTACTGAGAGGTTCGTCTTTTCGAGTACGGTTTACACGCCTGCGAGTGCGTTTGCAAATATAGGTTCTCGGCTTTGCTTTAAGACTCAGGGGCGAGCTGAACAATTTGGCAAGAAATTCGCCGACCTTTACAACAAGGTGTTCCTATAACAACTAAACAGAACATGGATATGGAAGAAGAGAGATATTACGAGTTCACGGGCGAAACCAAGAAGTTTTATAACCGCGTAGTACACCGTATCAGATGCACAAAGGACTTCCGCGATTACAAGGCAGGGGATGTCGGTGGTTGGGTAGAGGACTACAAGAACCTAAGTGAACAGGCCTGGGTGGAAGATGAAGCGGTGGTATGTGAATATGCAACGGTAAAAGGATCCGCAATCATCAAGGAGACTGCGATGGTATTTGGCTTTGCAAAGGTCTGCGGAACGGCCACGATAAGCGGTAACGCATATGTAGGCAACCATGCTTTCGTCATGGATGCAGAGGTAAGCGGTAACGCGGGTGTTGGCGACTGCGCCGAGGTCAAGGGTAACTGCGTTGTCACAGACCATGCTGTTGTTAAAGACAACGCGGAGATAACAGACAACGCAAGGATAGAAGGCCATGCAAGGGTGACAGAATATGCCCGTGTAGGCATGGACGCACGTGTCTGTGACCATGCCAATTTAGGGGAGTGTGCTCATGTGGGCGGCTGTGCTTTGGTATGTGACCACGCCTGGCTTATGGGCAATACAATGGTGGACGGGTATGCCGTGGTAGGTGGTATGACATATTCTATGGGCGCTCTTTACGTCACAGACGAAGCAGAGGTCAGATGTGAGGGGCTTCCTGGGCCTAAAAAGGTGTTTATCCCTATAAAGGGAACCTTCCGTATATGCGGGGATGCGAAGGTGATAAGTTGCAGGGACTATGTGGTGTTCACCGATTGGCTCCATGAGGGGTACGAGATTGTTTGGACACGCAGCAACGACATGTGGCATTGTGACGGTCTTGGCATAAACAGTCCCTGCCCCGCAGAGGAGTTCATTAAGAAGGGTTACGAGAAGGGAGAACTACACGGAAAGAACCGAGAGTTGCTTGTGAAGTATGTAGAAAGTATTAAGGAGCTTGGCTGATGTAAAAACGAGGCGAAAAGCTGGTGTATAACGAGTAAACAGAATAAAGACATGAAAGAAAGAAATGTAACTATTACTCTTGACCAAGCCAGGGCATGGTTTAGTAGTGGGAATGAGCAGCTCCGAGAGATTGCTCTTCAGGCCTTTAGCAAGGATGAATTGATGTGGGACTTTAGGAATATTGTAACCATGTGGGGTGCATGCGATGCATTAAGACTTCACTATCCTGATATAGTAAGTATTGTAACCAGTATAGAAGATGTAAGCAAAGCATCTGCTGCTGCATTTAAGTTAGATATTGTTAGAAGGGCACTCAACTTGGGCCAAGACTTGCAACTTGCGAGAAATCCAAGAAACTCTTATATCTATTACCCTTACAATCCTTTAGCAACTTTAGCTGAAGGTTGTCTTTATTACAAAAAAGAACTCGATTCAGGTATTCTAGAGGTGATAGGTAAGATTAAGAGCAAAGGAATTTCATATAATGTTCTTAATGGTTTCACTCGTCATAGTATTGTTGATGGTGTAAGTAACTTCCACTATCATACGGGTGTTTGCGAGGCTGATGCCAATTTTGGGTTCCTTGGTTGTGCTAATGAAGAAATTGCCAAACACTTTGGAAAATACTTTGGCATGCTCATAACAGAAGCCAAATATGGAAATATGCCAAGTTTTGAAATTGTCGAGTCCAAATATACTATTTAAGTGTGAAAGTCAAAGAATTAAAACCAATTCTAGAACATCTTGATGATGACATTGAGGTCGGGTTCACAATCCTGACAAAGAAGGAGCCTGAGGTTTTCTTCACTTTAGGGGACGACTCCTATGATGAGAGTTTCTGGACTTGATTTCATCTAAAAATTTATAAAAATATGAATACTAAAAGGCATTATGAGTTGACCGATGAGACTATTGAGTTTGACGGCCATACGCTGCATCGTATTAGATGTACAGAGGATTTACGGGATATAAGGAAAGGAGATTTTGGTGGATTTGTTGAGGGCTATGAAAACCTATGTAATGAAGCATGGGTGGGTGGCGATGCGAAGGTTTATGGTGGCGCAGTTGTTGTCAGCACAGCGTCTGTCTATGACGATGCTTGTGTAAGCGACTTTGCCATCATTACCGATGCAGCCTGTATTACAAATTCTGCCATTGTTAGAGGCAAGGTGTGTGTAGGCGGTTATGCAAAAATTTTAGATTCCGCTGTTATCAAACATAAAGGTTTGTACCCATTATTCATAACCGGTCGTAGCATAATTAGCGGTGACGCGGTAGTGGAATCCAATTACGACTATATTGTTTTCAAGAACTGGTGGTCATCGGGTAGATACTTTACGTGGACACGCAGTAATGATATGTGGTGTGTTGGATGCTTCTACGGCACGGGCAAGGAGCTAATCGCTAAAGCCTACAAGGACAGCAAGGTGAGCGGGAGAGAATATGAAAGAGTGGTAAAGTACGTAGAGCAGATTAAGAGAGACAGCAAGCCGTCTTTGTGGCAGCGGGTAAAGAAGATGCTAACAGGTAAGTGATATGGATAAAGAGAAGATAAGAAAGACCCTATTAGAACTTGGTTTCAAAACAGACTCGAACCGAGATAAATACTTCTTTAAGGAAGTAGTTTTGCAAGATTCTCCAGATCCGTTAGAGGACTCGGATGCCTACACAGAACTAACCGTTGAGATAGATAAGGGGTATTTCTCCTACCTAAACGTCCTCGAAAGATGGGACCGCATTAAACCTATTTTTCCAGATAAAAACATGATTTCCTATCGGGAGATAAAATACCGAGTACGTTTCAAAACAGAGGAATTTCTGTGGCAACTAATAAAGATGCACGGAACGTGTAATCAAAGGAGGGTGCTAAAGCAACTACACGATGATATTGAAACTGAACTACAGGGACAGAAGCATTAAGTCCTACGCGATGCGCAAGCTTACACCCTTTGAGTGTTTCAGGCTGATGGGCGTGCGCGATGATGTGATACGCACGATGCAGAGCACGAACGCACAGGCAGAAAATTGTTTATAATATGGAGGTTGCTACTGACAATTCCTATACCGCTAACGGAACGATTGTTCATAATTGCCAAGACTTAAGCAACGCTGGCAAGCAGATGGGCATGAAGGAGGGCAGCGGTACACGCTCGTCCCTGCTGTGGCATGTAGCAGACGCGGTGGAAGTTTTGCGTCCTAAGTTCCTCTTGCAGGAGAACGTGGCGGCGCTGGTGAACAAGAATTTCAGACAAGACTTCCAGGCGTGGCTTGATAAGCTGGAGCAACTTGGCTACGTATCGAGGTGGCAGCGGCTCAACGCAAAAAACTACGGTGTGCCACAGAACAGAGACAGGGTATTCTGTCTGTCCATGCGGAGCGATGTGGCCTTTGACTTCCAGTTTCCAGAGCCTATCACCTTAGACAGGCGATTGGAGGATGTGCTGTTGGACGAGGTAGAAGAGCGGTACTTCCTCAAGGACGATGCCGTGAGCAAGTTCTTCAAGGCAAACGATTCCGACAACGCCCTCTTCATGCAGTTCGACCTGCCGACGACACACGAGGCCGCAATGTTCATAAAGACCGTGCTTCAGATATTCATGGAGCGTCACGACGGATGGGACAAGGGCGTAGAATGGAACGAAAAGGAGCTGAGCTATAATCGCCCTGCCATCGCCCATCTCTACGAAAAGTTCAAGGAGAACCCTAAGAAAATGGATGTAGAGTATTGGCGTGGTTTCTATAAGATGTTCAAGGAGAATATGAAGATGAAGAAGGATGAGAGTATGACTGACAAGTATTACATCGGCTGGGTGAGAGACAGCAAGGGAAACGTGATCAAGAGACCACGCAAGGAGATAGCCAATACCCTTACAAGGTTTACGGGTAAAAACGGCTTCACCGAAGCAGACGGCTTATGTAATACTACGCCTTATATAATTTATAGAATGTTAAAAGACTTGAATACAAAAATTCTACTTGACGAGGCATTAGCCCGTGCTTCGGCTCGACTGCGAAAGAAGATGCTTCACTCGGTTGAGTTGCTGCAAAAGGCAGAGAAGATTGCGCTCAACTATGATGCCGAGCAAGGCTATTACCTTGCGTTTAGCGGCGGCAAGGACTCGCAGGCTCTCTACCACATGGCGCAGTTAGCAGGAGTGAAATTTCAAGGCCACATGAACCTTACGAGTATTGACCCGCCCGAAGTTATACGCTTCGTGAAGAAGAACTATCCAGAAGTTGAACTCATAAAGCCGAAGAAGAGCATCTTTCAGATTGCCATCGAAAAACGGATATTACCCACAAAGCGTGTGCGATGGTGTTGCGCCGAATACAAGGAGATGGCAGGCGCTGGAAAGGTAACGCTCATCGGCATCCGCAAGGCAGAGAGTTCGCGCCGAGCCAAGCGCAATGAGGTGGAGATAAGCGGCAAAAAGTTCAGCGGCGACCTCGACGGACTCGACGAATACCGACAGGAGCAGAAGGCAAAACGTGCTCGCCGTAAATCTAAGGAGCAAGGAGTGAACATCACTAACGCGGATGAAGAACAGACGTTAGGTTGCATCCATGGCAAGGAGAGTCTGCTCATCTCACCCATCATTCACTGGACGGAAAAGGACGTGTGGGAATTTCTCAACGATGTGGTGAGGGTGCCGCATTGCTCGCTCTACGATGAGGGTTGGCACCGCATAGGCTGCATAGGTTGCCCAATGAGCTCGCACAAGCAGAAGATAATAGAAAACGAGCGTTATCCGCATGTCAAGCGTGGTTGGATCAAGGCGATTAAAGCCATCCGCAGCGGTGCTGGGTTCAAAGAGGAATACACCTGGCGGAATGCCCGCGAGGACATGGTACCTTCCGGCAACGTCAGAGGACTGCTCCGAAAAGCAGATGACGGCTACATCAAGCATCCAGACCCAGGGCATTGGATTGGGGGGGCGAATTATCGGAAGCCCAAACCCCAGATATGTCATCGCAACGAGCTGGCTCCAGACACCATCTCAATTCCTACCAAAAGGATATTTGGACAGCGATACCAAAAGAGCGAATGGAACGAAATGTGGAGAGAAACAATCGGGTTTTCATCCAGCTCCTCTTCTGACCGCTTGACAGAAGAGCAAGAAAACGAAATAGCGGAAAACATCTACGACTGGTGGATTTCGGGCAAGTCATACAAACGATGGTATGCCGAGAAGTTCCAGCAGATGAAATTTGACTTTGGGGAGGGGCTATAAAACAACATAACACCCTATATAATAAAAAACATGATTAGAGAAGAAAAGATGCTTGCAGTGCTATGCGATTGCTGCGGGACACGACTCACAGAAGGTGACATCATAACAGGCTGGACAGATATGGAGTCGGCTGAGTTCGTAGCACGCGAGTCAGGCTGGGAGAAGCAAGGAGATTTCTGGTACTGCCCAGATTGTTGCAAGCCTAACGATGAGGAGGGAGAAGATGAGCAAGAATAGGAAGAAGGAAGACGGCATCTTCTACGACTTCGCCACAGGCCGATGCTGGGAGCACAACGGCAAGTCCAAGCGTCTGCTGTGGACAGAGAACATGTTGCGGGAACTGAAAGCCAAGTTCCCCATCATGCACAGCGAGGAGCTGGCGGGCATGCTACAGATGTGTAAGCGCACGCTTGAGCGCAAGGCAAAGGAACTGGGTATAAAGAAGAACCCGCAATGGCTGGCAAAGAACAGAGAGGAGTGTAGGGGGATAGCTTACAGCTGCACGAGGAGGGGACTCAACCCTGGCTGTTATAAGAGCGGACACGTGCCGACACACGGCTTCCAGAAAGGCAGAGTGCTCAGCAAGGAAATAGAAGAAAAGCGAGTTGCCCATCTTCGCGAAAGTCTGAGGTTACGAAAAAGCAAACAAAACACAAATAGAAATGGAGTATCAGGAGAACAATCTGAAGAGTAGGGAGGAGCTTGCCAAGATGGCCATGGATATGATAGACGCTCATCTGTGCTACACGGGCAGCATACGCTCTGGAGCGAGTAAGGAAGAGGTACGCGCTAACGCGCGAGACTACTTCCGCAAGCGTGACGAGCTGATGGAGGCTTCACGCAGCATCCTCTTCAACGCTAAGCTGACGGAGAGATGAAAGCAGTCCTGCATGATTACCAGAAGCGCGCGGTTCGGTTTATGGAAGACACGCCGCACTGCGCGCTTCTGCTTGAGATGGGCTTGGGCAAGAGCCTTATAACGCTCACTGCCTTGGGCAGGATGCTCGCTGACATGGAGGTCAGCAAGGCGCTTGTCATCGCCCCGCGTAAGGTGGCAGAATCCACATGGTCAGACGAGGTAGAGAAATGGGAGCATCTGTCGGGTCTGCGCGTGAGCCGCGTCATAGGCACAGAGAAGCAGCGCGTGAAGGCTCTGGAGCAGGATGCCGACCTCTACGTGCTCGGCCGCGACTCCTGGGTGTGGCTGGTAAAGCACTACAACGCCAACATGCCGTTTGACATGCTCATCATAGACGAGCTGACCAGCTTCAAGAGCAACACCAGCCAGCGCTTCAAGGCGATGCGGCTTGTGCGTAGCCAGTTCAGCCATATCATAGGGCTTACAGGTACGCCTGCCCCTAACGGATACCTTGACCTCTGGGCCGAGGCGTTCTGCATAGACGGAGGCCAGCGCCTTGGCAAGTTCGTGACACGCTACAGGAGCAACTACTTCAACGTGACAACAAGCCCGCAAGGCTATCTGCTTAGAGCAACGCTGAAGGAAGGATCCAAGGAACAGATAGACGCGCTGCTGTCCGACATCTGCCTCACCATGCAGGCAGGAGACTATCTGACCCTGCCAGAGAGGCAGGACATAGTGAGGAGAGTGCATCTCCCTGCCAGCGTACTGAGCCGTTACCGCAAGTTCGAGCGCGAGATGGTGATGAGCATAAGCGACACAGAGGCTATCACCGCCGCGAGTGCCGCCGCCCTCATGGGTAAGCTGCTTCAGTATGCCAACGGCGCTGTCTATACTGACGAGCACATGGTGGAGGAGATACATCAGGAGAAGATAGAAGCCCTCAGAGAGATAGTAGAGGCCGCAGGGTCTCCTGTGCTCGTCTTCTATCAGTACAAGCACGACCTTGCGCGTATCAAGGACGCACTCAGCAAGGACTACAAGCTGAGAGCCTACGAGAACGAGCAGGACTTGCGCGCATGGAACAAGGGAGAGGTGGAGGTGCTGCTTGCCCATCCCGCCTCATGCGCCTACGGCCTTAACATGCAGGCAGGAGGACACGTCATTGTGTGGTTCGGTGTGGGGTTCAACCTTGAACTGTACCAGCAGGCCTGCGCAAGACTGCATAGGCAAGGACAGAAGTACCCCGTGCAAGTCTATCATCTGCTGTGTTCCGACACTGTGGATGAGAGAGCCTGGCAGGCCATACAGAGCAAGGCCAACGAGCAGAACGCGCTCATGGGTGCGCTCAAGCGCTTGGTACACGCATACAGGTGAATGATAAATTGTCAAGAGAGAATGCCCGCGGAGATTATCTTTGCGGGCATAACTTTTTAATAATCGTTGCAATGATAGGAGCAATATTAGGCGCTGCCACCTCGATAGGCTCAAGCATCTACGGGGGCATTAAGGCTCACAAGGCCGAGAAGAAGTACAGGAAGGAGATGGCCGACCTAAACAAGAAGCAGAACGACTGGTACAACCAGCGCATGAGCGAGGACTACACACAGCGTGCTGATGTGCAGCGTCTCCTCAACAGCTCACGTGAGGCCGCAGAGAGGCAGATTAACAGCGCCCGTGCCAGGCAGGCCGTGTCGGGCGGTACAGACGAGAGCGTGATGGCCGCACAGGAGTCCGCTAACGCAGGGCTTGCTGACGCTACAGCACAAATAGCCTCACAGGCAGGAGCCTACAAGGACACTGTGGATAAGCAGAACCAACAGAACATAAGCGCTAACGCAGCGCGTAACATGCAGTACTACGCGCAGGCCGCACAGAACGCACAGACAGCCGCCTCTGCGGGCATGCAGGCAGGTATGGGTGTGGTGGGTGCCGACATGCAGGCTAAACTTAATAACGGTAAAGGTCTCTTTGAGGGGCTGTTTAAGAAGAAGTAGGTATGAAGAGAACAGCATCAGACATGTATTCTTTCCTTCTTGACGATGACGAGAAGAAAAGTGTGACTTACCCACCGAAGCCCGCGGCCGCTACTACCCCGACTCCTGCCCCTGCTGTGGTCACTCATGCCCCTGCCGCTACTACGGCTTCCGCTCCTGCGGTGAAGGACGAGGTGCCAGCCGCCTTGCAGAGAAAAACGGCGGACTATACACCGCAGACCCCGTGGACACCAAAGGAGCAGAGAGTGGAAGCGCCCGTTGTGGAGGAGGAAAAGCCCTCTCTGGATATACCGCCAGTCAGCGACTACGACAACTTCTCAGAGCTGGTCAAGCAGTACACTTCCGCACCGATGACCGAGGAGGAGCAGAAGCGCAGAGAGCGCGGGGCTGCTGCCGCTCAGAGCATGGGCGCACTGGGCAACGTGCTCAGCGCGTTCAGCAACCTTGCCTTTACAGGCGGTGTGGCTCCAAGCCAGAAGCTACCCGACCTGCCAGACGCTAATAAGGACGTGCAGGCATTCCGCACACAGGTGGAGAAGAGCAGGCAGGCGTACCTTAACAACCTGCTGCAAGGCCGTGCGCTCCAGCAGAAGGGAGAGGAACTTGGGCTGAAGAGAGCGGACTTGGTGCGTAAGGTAAACGCCGAGGATAAGCGTTGGGAGATACAAGACATGCTTACCGATGCCAAGATTAAGACGATGCAGGCCGCTTCCGCGAAGGACGATGCCACAAGAAAGAAGCTGGAGCAGGAAGCAGATAACATCGTGGCGCTTGCTCAGAAGAAGCTTCAACTCATGGACTCGCAGATAGGGCTGAATAACCAACGCGCAAGACACGTTGGTAGCGGTGGTAGTGGGGCATACAGGGTTCCTTACGACGTCGCCAATTCCCTTACTGGCGAATTAGAGAGATTGTATATCACCCCGAATGAGAAGATACACCAAATGGGGCTTGAGATGGGGGATGACGGCAACGTGCGAAATACCGAACACGTTAACGAGTTCGGCGGCAAGAGCACCACAAAGATAGAACGCGGTAAATCGGGAGAGCAGAAGCTTGCAGAACTTACACGGCAGAAGAAGGAGGAACGTAAAGCCGCAGAAGAGGCCAAGAAGAAGGCCAAGACAGGGAAGAAGCCAAACAATAATATGTCACACACAAGAGCACTTGCTTTATAAATATGGCACAGGATAAGTTAGATATACTATATGATGCGCTGGAACGTGATGGCGCGGTAACAAGCGGTAGAGAGAATTTCCGAGCTAAGATGCTTGCACCTGGTGAGGAGGGCTACAAGAACAGGCTCGCGCTCTTTACAGCGCTGAAGCAGGACAACGCGGTAGAGAGCAATACCTACGAGGAGTTTGCTGCCAACCTTGGCTTGCATGCCGTGAAGCCAGCCAAACAGGAGGATCCAGCCGAGGAGCAGGGTGGAGCAGCACAGCCCAACGCGGATGACTACGCAAGGGCAACTAAGAACAACGCTCTGGCAGTAGAACGCGGGCGCGATGTGCTGCACCAGGCAGAGAACGCGCAGGAGTGGCAGAAGGCCAACTTCGGGCTTAACGTGCCGAAGGTAGAGCTTGGACTTGGCAAGTCGGGTCGTACCGTGGCCACCGCTCCTACGTTCAATGCCAAGACAGGCAAGCAGGAGCGCACCTACATAACACAGAGCGGCAACGAGTACACCTCACAGGCTTCTGCCGAGCGTGAGCAGGCCGCTCTGGACAAGCAGCAGGAACAGGCGCGTAAGTTGGCTCGCGTGCAGGAGGAGATAGACAGCAAGCGGCAGGAGGAGCTGGCAGGCATAGACAAGCAGCTGGCCGTCATGCAAGAGCAGTATGACCGCATTAAGGGTACTGACCAGACGAGTGAGACACGCAGAGGATATATCATGCAGGCCATAGACCGCCTACAGCAGCAGCGTGACGCAGCAGAGAAGAAGTATCGCGGGCGCGATGTGAAGGCCGAGTATGAGCTGGGAGGCGGCAGAGAACAACTCGAGGGCGCGAAGGAGGAGGTGGCCAACGCGCTGAAGGATATAGAGGAGAGACGAGGCGAGAAGTCGGGCTTTATGGAGTTCGCTGAGAGCCAGTTCCCCAACGTGACCTCTTACATACGTAGGTGGACTGACCCCGAGTATGGCAAGGCCAAGGCCGCAGAGCAGGCACTGGAGGACACAGAAAACACTATCAAGCAGGCTACGCGCGAGGGCTTCTCCAACAACACCGCCTTCAACGTGGCACGTGGCGCGTGGGACGCTACCCGCGATATACGCACGTGGGACTTCGGTGCCAACGACTGGGCAGACAGCCGTAACCTGGCTGAGCTTGTAGATAAGTCAGAGCGAATCCGCAAGGCAGAGGAGGCTGGTAAGACACCCGAGGAGCATCTGACCGCAACCGAGCAGAGAGTGCTGGACGCGATGGCGGTATCAAGCACGCTGGACGCTAACTTCAGTGAGCACGTGCCGATGTCCTACCGCGTAGGACAGAGCGTGCCTGCCTCTGCGGGCTTTGCCGCCAGCATCTACCTCAACCCACTCAACGGGCTGGGTGCTGCTGTGGAGAAGCAAGTAGCGGCTAACGCTGCCAAGGGAGGCGTGAAGGAAGTGCTGAAAGGCGCGATGAAGACAGCGGGAAAGACGGTGATGAAGAACGTGACTGGCGCGCCTACCATGAATGCAGCCGAGCAGAGCATGCAGCGCGCCCTCACGGTAGCCGCCGTGAACAAATACGGCAAGTGGGGCGTGCGTGCGATGAACACCGCAGGCCGCGTGATAGGTGATGGAGTGGAGGCGCTGGGTACAACGCTCACCACAGGACTGCCGCGTACCATGGCCTCTATCAACGAGAGACAGGCGGGTACGTTCATAGGCCGTGCGGATGACAGCGGGCGCATAGTGTATGACCGCGTGGAGGACAGAGAGACAGGGGCTAAGTCGTACCTCAAGGGGGGCTTGGCTTCCTACTTCGAGAACCAGTCCGAGCTGGTGGGTGAGTACTTCTCACCGATAAAGAACTTTGCCAACCTTGCGGCCAAGGATATGCCACTGGCACGCAGCATGGTGGAGCGGTTCATTGCATCCTCACCGAAGCAGAAGGCTTCCCTGCTGGCCGAGTTCCGCAAGAAAGCGCACATAAGCGGCCTCTTCGGGGAGTATGCAGAGGAGGTGATAAATAACCTGGAGAACGCGGTTTTCACGGGAGACATGAACATGACGGGAGGTGTCTTCGAGCCCAAGCGCGAGGACTACAAGAGCGAGGAGGACTACAACAAAGCCGTGAACGACTGGAAAGGATCCATGTTCAACGCTGAGACAAACTTGGAGACGTTCTTGTCTGTGGCCGCGATGATTATGCCCATGGCCGCTATCGAGCAAGGCCAGAAGCGCTACAACTCCTACACTGTCAAGCGCCAACTGAACACCTCTGCCGATGCCCTGCGCAAGTCGTTGGGCGAGGAGACCGCTGTACCTCTTATGACCCGTATGCGCGAGGCAGAGAGCATCAAGGATATATGCGACGTGTACATGTCCGTCCTCAAGGATGGCGGGCTGAAGGACAGCGAGCAGGCTCGTGCGCTGATGGACTACGCGGGTAAGCTGGTAGCCTGCCAAAGTGTGAACACAAGCGATATGGCTGGAGAGATAAGTACAAACCGTGTGCAGCGAGGTTATAAGAGCGCGTTTGACGCAGGGCATGAGATGGCCGCTGATGAGCGCCACAATGCCGCTGTAGAGTTTGACAATGCCGCGGCAACCGCTACCGAAATGCTGGGCAAGGACTTCGTGATGGCCGTGCGGGATATGGACTTGCCGCAGTTCCAGGAGATACTGAAGACACTGAGCTGGGAGCAGAAGAAGGTGGCTACGGATGTGTATCTGTCCAGTGTCCGACTGAGCGGCATACTGGCAGGAGCGCGTGACCGTGTGGACGAGGAAACCGACAAGTACGGCAACACGCTAAACCTCATGTCAGACGAGGAGGGCAACGCATGGCGCGGCTCTAACCTTGAAGAGAACGAATATGTCGTACCCTCTTCTCTGTCTGACGAAGGCAATACGCTGGTGGTGCGCGATATGGAGACAGGCGCTCTGCGCATGATACCGCGCGAGGAGGCGGGGGAACTGACAGCCGTCAACGCCAGCGAGGAGACAGAAGCCAGACGCAAGCAGCTGTGGGAGCAGGCGAAGGATGAAGTACGCTGGAACCTCAACCACCATAACAAGACCGTGCAGCCAGCCGTGGGTGAGACGGTCAGCATCAGCATGCGCAAGAGCGAGGACGAGGATAACGAGACACAGCGCTTCCTCATCGTGAAGGAGGATGAGGAGGGTAACTTCTATCTCCTGCCCACACGCATGAACGAGGCAGGCGAGGAGGAAGCCATAAGCGGCACACCCTTCAAGGCCACTGCTGACGAGCTTCTGTCTTCCCAGGACTACGTGTATGAGCAGGAGGACGCAGCGCAGCGCGATGCCGAGCGAAGCGCGGTGGAGGAGACTACGGAGGGCGGTGCAACAGAGGAGACACCGACTGACGGCTCTTCTGTGGCCATAGAGGACACTCCCGCTACAGAGGAGGACGCGCCTGCCGATACAGCAGTGCCTACCCGTAGCGAGGTGGCCGCGCAGCTGGACGCTACCGAGGAAGGAAGAAGCGCACGTGCAATGGTTGACGGCTGGGCGCGTGACGAGAACGATGCCGAGACAATCCATGAGTGGATAGACATCGTGGATGAGTCAGAGTGGGATGCCAAGACGAAACAGCTCCTGCATGACTACGTGGATAGCAAGGACACACCAGACGAGGAGGGGCCGACTGGCGGGTCTTCCGCTGCAGTGGAGAGTGAATCCGCTCCTGCTGTGGAGAGCGAAGCCACTCCTACTGTGGAGAGCGAGGCCGCTCCAAAGATACCGCTGGGTAAGGACGGAGCGCCCCAGTACGACAAGGCTCCTATACAGGTTACCGTGGAAGACCTGTATGACGGCACACTTGACGATAAGGAGGTGGGCGAGTTCATAGAGGCACAGATAGCGGAGGCCGACAAGAACGTGAAGAAGCTGGAGAAGCGGAAGCCCAAGGTAGGCACTGACAAGGCCAAGTATCTTGCCAGCAAGAAGAAGTGGGAAGACGAACTGGAAGATGCCCGCCACAAGGATCAGTACTGGAACGATGTAAAAGCCGAAGTGGAGAGAATAACCACACCCGCAGACGCGCAAGGCTGGGAGGGCGAACTGAACGATGATAACGCACGCGCGGCCTACCGAGCACAGCGAAAGGCCGAGAACGGCATACCAACACAGGAGGAGTTCATTGCCGACTTCATGGCAAGTGCCAAGATAGCACCTGAGTCCTTCAGAAAAGAGACTGGAGGCGGGACGCTGGAGCAGAAGCAGTGGGCAGGACGTATCGCGAAGGAGGGGGACAGCATAGAGCGTCTGTCCGAAAAGTTGGTTGACCTTGACAACACTGAGAACGGTGGCCGCTTCTTCGGTGGTGACAGCGCTGCCGCAAGGGATGCCATTATAGACTTCCTCAAGTCGGGACGAGACAAGACTGACCAAGAGCAGGAGTTTGTGGAGCAGTACAACGCGCAGCGCGATGCGTACTATAACGAGCGCTACGGCATGTCTTATGAGGACTATATCGCATATTCCGAGCAGGAGATGCCCGAGATGTTGAGAAGATATAGTAACTTTGACGAGCAAGAGTTCACCAAGCTATACGCAGACGAGATAGAGGAGGACTTGCGTAGAAGAGAGGAACAAGCTAAACAGCAGGACAATGGAACAGAAGGAAATGACTCCGCAGGAGAAGAGCAGAGCGATGGTGGAAGCCATCAAGTACAACCTGGCGAACGGACTGATGACACCCGAGGAGGTGAAGAGCGCACAGACACCAGAGCAGAAGAAGATGCTGGCGATGAAGGCGCTGGTAAACCAGAGGCTGCGCAAGAGAATGCTGGAGCAGAAGCAGCAGGAGGAAGAACAGCGAATGTGGGAGGAACACCAGAACTCCAAGGTGATATACCGTCGGAAGAAAGAGTAACACCCAATCTCTCATCCAATAAAGTGGATGAATACGGCAGACCTTTGGTGCTTGCCGAGGATGGTACTACAACGTTCGGAACGATGGATCCGAAGAGCGGATTAAAGGAAGCGCCAATTCTGTTGAGCCTCGGTGAAAATTATGTAGGGGAAGACGGGAAGAACCACGGCTACGGCTTACTTCATATAGAGGCAGGTCATGGTGAACAAATACGTAGAGCAGGCTTTTCCTCTGTGGAGGAGTTCGTTGAAGCGGTTGCCAAGAATTATGTTTGCATTCGCGAGGGCGCAAAGATTGGAAACACGCAAACTTACCTTCTGGAATTGACAGACACACACAACAACACCCTGTTTGTGCAGTTGTCGAAAGACGGGGCGTACTGGAACATAAACAGCGCGGGTATTTTCAAGGTGAAATACTCGCGCCGTAAGCCGAAAGTCCATTCCGTACCCGCATTGGGAGAAGATACTAACACCGATATCTCCGAAGTTAATAGCGGCCATTCTGAGGGTGTAACCGCGCCAGCAGGGAACTCTTCAAAGACTTCTGACGGCAAAGGTAGTACAAAGCTTTTAACCGCGCAAGAAAAACAAGAAAAACAAGAAAAAGGAGATATATTTGCTGAGGCAGAAAGACTGGCAGAAGAGGAGCGCGCGAAACGCGAAAAACCTTCTGAAAACAAGGGAGGAGCGTTACTTTCTGAGCAGATAGCCACAGCCTCAGCCGAAGTGAATACCGAACCGACAGAAGCACAAAAGGAAGCTGGCAACTATAAGAAGGGGCATGTACAAGTTGGTACGTTCGACATCACCATTGAGCAGCCGCAGGGCAGCGTGCGTAGGGGCACTGATGCTGACGGCAAGCAGTGGGAAAACAAGATGAACAACACTTACGGCTACATTCGTGGTACAGTGGGTGTTGACGGCGACCACATTGACGTGTTCCTCTCCAATGATATTGACGGTTGGGACGGACGCAAGATGTTCGTCGTTGACCAGTACAACCCTGACGGTAGTTTTGACGAGCACAAGGTTATGCTTGGCTTCAATGATGCCGACGAGGCAAAGGGAGATTACCTTGCCAATTACGAGCAGGGTTGGGAGAATGGCCGCAGAATTGATGTGTCCGCTGTGAACCTCGAAGACTTCGAGAAGTGGATTGAGTCAAGCAAGCGTAAGACTAAGCCTTTCAGCGAATACAAAAATGTAAAACTTGAACAAGGGAAAAACGAAAAAAATACAAGAGAAGAGATAGAAAGCCACCTCGTAGAGAACGACCCTGACTTCATAAAAGCGAATGAGCATGCACGTGACGTGGAGCAGAAATGGGAGGAGAAGATACAGGACTATCTCTATGAGCACTACCCAACGCAGGCCACCTTGTCCGCGGAGACAACATCCGAAAAAGGGCAGAAAGAGCGTGAAGCAATGAAGTACGACCCCGTACTGAAGGAGTTGCGTGAGAAGGCGAACGCCGAATACGAGGAAGCCGATAAAGCGGTGGAAGCCGCATACAAGAAAGCCCCTAAAGCCGCAAAGGACACGCGCCTTCAAAAGACGGAAGAGGTCATCAAAGGTACGAAGTGGGAGGCAACACCCGCACCCGAGAAGTATAAGACGAGAGCGAGAAAGCATGCTGATAGCCACGCTACCGAATGGAAGATAGGCAAGATACGATACGGAAGCACCAAAGCCGAAACGGGACAGATAGAATTAGCGGTAAAAATGTATGGCGGCTATATAGGGGCTTGGAATGCCTACGAACAAGGCAAAATTCTACTTGCGCCGAATGAAGCCGCTATCATCAAGGAGATAATCCGCACCGAAGAAGCAGCAGGGCAAAAACCGCATGCTCGTCTCCAGAAGACGGATACTGTCGATACAGAGTCGATGGCTGAGGAGTATGGCTTGGATGGTATGTGGCTTTCCCGCTATGCCGAGGGTATGAGAGAAAGGAATTCGGCTGCGGCTGCAATGGCTCTTCATGACCTAAAGGCTCTATATCTGCGTGAACATATAGCAGAGAAGAAGGCGTTGATGGAGCGTGATGGAGTGAGCGGTCTTCTTGCTAACAAGCGTCTGTTTGAGCCCGTAGAGCAAGCGATTAAGGCGAAGTATGGAGACGTGGACGTGCTTATCGAGGAGCGCAGAAAGCAAGCGGAGATAGAGCGTGGCATGATGGAGGCCGCACGCAAGAGAGCCGAAGAGGAAGAAGCCAAAAGGCAGCAGCACTTGGAAGAGTTGTCTATACTCACAGAAGACGAGATAGACGAACGCTATGCGGATGCCTTAGAGAAAGGGGACGAGGAAACCGCAAGAGAAATGCTTGACGAGGCCGCACGCCGCAAAGGGTATGGCGACACTGACAGCGAATATCAGGGCGTGGGGGCATGGAGCGCTCCCGCAAATCCAGGCTATGAAAGTGACGAGGCTCGGCGCGCAGCTTTAGAGGACGATTCCCCTGACTTGAACTTGGAAGATATAGCTTTGGGGTATAGCCAACAGCCAGACGATTACTTCACACACCCCGAGTACTATTCTCAGAACACCCCACATGGGCGGGAGTCAGTTCGTGCTATACAGACGGCGCTTGATGCACTTAAGAGGGGCGACAAGGATGTGAAGGTAAGAGTGTACCGCGCGGTTCCTGTTTCTTTGAAGGAGGGCAAACTTCGCAATGGCGATTGGGTGACCCCATCGAGGAAGTATGCCGAAATGCACGGCAACAACCGCCTGGAAGGCAAGTACCGCATCCTCGAGGACGAAGTGCCAGCCACAGAGCTTTGGTGGGATGGTAACGATGCCAACGAGTTTGGATATGACAACGGCAAGAAATACAAGTACAAAAACACCAAGAACAACAGAAAGCTGAACGACTTGGTAACACGCGATGACAAGGGAAACATAATCCCGCCATCAAAGCGTTTCAACTCTCGCAAGGCTGATGAGCGCTACCAGCGCGGAAAAGATGCCGCTCCTGTTACGAAGGAGGAAGCTATCTTGCGCGATGCCGTGATAGACAGAATGCGGGAGAATGGCATGGATGTCATAACAAACGAGGAAGAAGGGCAGCGTGTGCTGGACGAGAGCGAAAAACGTTCAAATGGCGTACGTGAGCAGCGTGTTTGGCATGGTTCGGGTGCTGACTTTGAGACTTTCGACCACAGCCACATGGGCGAGGGCGAAGGCTCGCAGGCTTTTGGATGGGGGGTCTATGTTACCAATTCTAAGGATATTGGCATCTCTTATGCCACAAGAATAGATAATGACCCATCAAGAAGGAACTATCTTTTTCAGCGCTCAAACGGCGCGAGATTCAAGAAGAAATATCCTACTCTCGAATCGTTCCTACAGGATGTTAAGCGGATGGGGATAAACGATAATGCCACAGAGCAAGAAAAGACTGACTATTACCACAAAATGATGAGGTTGGCAGAGCCGTACCATAATCTTTATACGGTAGAAATCCCCAATGACAACGGAAAGAACTATCTTGACTGGGATTCCAGGGTTGGTGCTAGAGTGCTGAACAAAGTAAATAGGCAATTAGAGCAACAAGGCAAAAGACCGATAAACCCCGAACTCGACAAGAGGTATAAATTTTTGGACGGCAACGACTTGTACAGGGCTTTGTCAATTAGGATGCCTAATGATGACGCAACATTCAATGACGATAAGGCCGCAAGCGAATTTCTGTATTCCCTCGGCTTTGTCGGCATCAAGTACAAGGCTGGGCGAAACTTTGGTGGCGCGAAAGAGGGCGATACGAACTACGTCATCTTCAACGAGAAGGATGCCAAGATAACTGACCATGTACGCTTCTTCCGCACAGCCGATGGTGAGGCTTACGGCTTTACCGTTGACGGGAAGATATACATAGACCCGAAGATAGCCAACAGCGAAACACCTGTGCATGAGTATGCGCACCTGTGGGCAAGCGCTCTGAGACAGTCAAACGCAAAGGAATGGACGAACGTGGTTGGCCTTATGAAGGACACTGCTGTATGGGAGGAAGTGAAGAAACGTTATCCCGAGCTGAAGACTGATGACGAGATAGCAGATGAAGTGCTGGCTACCTACTCAGGCCGTAGAGGCGCGGAACGCTTGCGTAAGGAGATGGAGGAGGCTACCAAGAACGGAAGCATCTTCGACAAGGCAGAAGCAATGAGCGCGATGCAGAAGATACGGCAGGCGCTTGATACGTTCTGGAATAGCGTGGCTGATTTCCTGCATATCCACTACACTACAGCCGAAGAAGTGGCAGACCGCGTGATGAAGGACTTGCTGGACGGCGTGGATCCCCGCATGATGAATGACGGGGAAAGTCTGGAGAGGGTGAATGAAAGGTTCAATGATGAGCTTGACGCTTTCAAGAACAAATCGCATAAAGGCCTATTGCATTTGGGTCGCCCTGGCGCTATACTTCGTGCGGCAGGGATAGACGTAGAGAGAATTACTCTTTCACCAACTGTGTTGAATAGACATCTAAATAAGCACGGTCTCACCACAGAAGACCTGAAAGGGCTTGCAAAGTCTATCCAATCTCCAATCTTAGTGTATAAGCACGGAAAGAACTCCCCTAATATTGTTGTGGTAACAGAACTTGACGTAAAGGGTGGCAAGCTATCTACGTCGTTTGAACTTGATAGCAACGGTGAGGTTGTGAAAGTGTCGAATATCTCCAGCATACACAACAAAGACGCGGAGAAGGAGCTTCTTCGACTCTATAAAATGGGGGAAAAGGACTTCAGAAACGCCCTAAAGTGGGTAGAAAAGGAAAAGGTGCTTAATTGGCTGGCACCGAGTTCCTATAAGCCCTCAGGTATGCAAACCAACGAAGCACCTTTTGACATCGCAAAGGTAATACAAGATTTTGAGAACCCAAAGGTTTCTGACGAAAAAGTTTCTGAGGACGATACAGCCATAGACGCGCTGAACAGCGAATACAGGGGCGAATGGCTCAAGCGTGAAGGCAAAGGACAAGCAACAGACGAGGAGGTATCGCTTGCCAATGACCCCGTATCAAAGATGATAGGCAAGAGCCGATACAGCGCAGGACAACAGGTAGAATACGCGGAGAACATGCGGGAACGTATGACCACACACGCACAGGAGCTGGCAGGGAAGCTGCATCTCAGCAACGTGGAGATAGTGGCCGATGGTTCGGGCTTCACGGGCAAGCGCCAGAAGGCAAAAGGATTCTACAACAAGACTACTGGCAAGATAACCGTAGTTATAGACAACCACACCAGCATGGCAGATGTGGAGAAGACAATACTGCATGAGGCGGTAGCCCACCACGGCTTGCGTCAGTTGTTCGGTGAACACTTCGACCAGTTCCTTAATAACGTGTACGAGAGCTGCAGCTACAAGATACAGCAGAAGATAGACGCGCTCATTGAGGAGAAGGGCTACGACCAGCATACTGCCACGGAGGAGTACCTTGCAAGCCTTGCAGAGGATATGAACTACGAAACAACCGACCCGAACTTTTGGACGGCTATCAAGGAGGCTTTCTTGGATATGCTGCACACACTTGGTTTCGACTACGCGGGACCCGTACTCACCGACAATGAGCTGCGCTATATCCTGTGGAGGAGTTACAAGAACCTTGAAGAGCCTGGCTCGTTCCGCAGCATCCTTGGCACGGCTGAGGACTTGAAGATGCAGGAGACACTTGGAGTAGGACAGTACGAAACCGAGGGCAAGGAGTCCGCTGCGGCTGAAGACCTCTTCCGTGAGGATGACATAAGCCGTGCGCTGAACAATGACAGCGAGGGCGCAGGATGGAGCCGCGAGACCATGCAACGCGCATGGGACGATGTGATGAGTAAAGCATCCTTCCTCGCCAAAGAGGGCTACTTCGACTACCTTGCCAGCGTTGACGAGTTCCAGAAGCTCGTTGAACGCGCTACAGGAGAGAAGGTGAGCGACATGCAGAACGCATACAAGGCGATGCTGCAACTGAGCAGCCGCAACGCAAACGAGATGAAGCTTTTTGACAGTGCGTTTGCACGCCCGCTACAGCGTGCCGTCTATAGGCTCATAGGCGCTGTCAAAGACTTCAAGAAAGGCAAGGGTCTTGAGTTGTCCTGGTATCTCATCTCCAAACACGGCATAGAGCGTAACAGAGACATGGCCATACGCGCTGCGATGAAGGAGAAGGCCAAGGATTCTTATGCGGAACAGATACACGAGGCCACCGCAGAGCTGAAGGAGGAACGCACACAACTGCTTACCGAACTGACGCGCATAGCGGCTGGCGAGGAAAGCACGCTGGGTACGGAATCCGCGATCAAGGCGCGGGTGAAGCAGATAGAGGCAGAGATAGACAGCATCAAGAAGCATCCCAACAAACACGGGCTGAAGACTGAAGCAGAGTTCTACGAGGACGAGCTGGATAACTGGTACCGTACTGCTTCCTTCGTCAAGGAGTATGCAGAGGAGAACGGCTGGACTTGGAGGGAGACGCAGGAAGAGCTGACACGGAGAGCCGCTGACTTCGGGGCAGACGTGACAGAAGACTACAGCGGTCTGTCGGCACTCGTTGAGGAGGAAGAGGACTTCACGGAAGCCGCCTACAGGCGTGTAGAGAACTACGAAAACACACACTACACTGATGACCTCTGGGAGGCTATACGCGCGATGAGCGGGTACAGCCTGGAGAAGCAGAGAAGCAGCGGACTGACGACAAAGAAGTACGTGGATGACCAACTCAGGCGCTACGACTTCTTCGTACCCTTGCGTGGCTGGGCTGACCCGACCGCAGAAGAGATGTACGACTACTTGGACGGACAGCGCAGTGAGCTGGGCAACCCCGTCAAGACAGCAAAGGGCAGAAAGAGCGAGGCTGACAACCCGCTGGGTGGCCTGCTGAGCGTGGCATACAGAAGCATCGCGAGCGGTAACAAGAACATGGCTCTGCAACACTTCTACAACCTTGTGAGCGCCCACAACACCAGCGGCCTGGCTGTCATAGACAGTATGTGGATCGAGAACAGAGGCACAGAAGACGCGCCAGACTGGGTGCTGGCCACTCCAGAACTCACCGACCCAATGACAGGCGGGCGAGAGATGAGCGCGGAGGAGGTGCAGGCAGAGCTGGACAGGTTCAACACTGATATGCGCGAGAAGGCCGCTCTGGGCATGGCCATACAGATGAAGAAGGGAACACCTCTGCCACCTTACAGAGTGACACAGCAGCACGCACGCGCACACCAGATACGCCTCTCCGTAGGAGGCACTAACCGCGTCATCACTATAGTGGGCAACCCACGTGTGGCAATGGCACTCAACGGCCTGCTGAACCCCGAAAACAGCGGCTGGCCTATACTGCGGAAGCTCAATAACTTCATGGCAGGCGCGTTTACCAACTACAACGTGTCCTTCGGTGGGGCTAACCTTGCACGAGATACGGCACACTCGAACTTGCGCGCGTTCATAGGCGAGAGCCCCGCCTACTGGTGGGCGCTGACCAAGAAGCAGAACCTTCTGCTTGGCAACGTGGCCAACTGGGCAAGGATGGTGGGCATGCTGCGCAAGTACGAGGCTGGCAAGCCGATGACGGGGTATCATGAGCGCATGTTCAAGGAGTTCATGGACGGTGGCGGTGCTACTGGCTACACCATGATACGCAACCAGAAGGAGAGCACGCAGTTCATGGTGGACATGGTGCGTGACCTCAAGAATATCAATCGCAGGAAGCTCAGTCCCATGCGCATGTTCGAGTTCTTCTCGTTCCTCAACGAGGCCGCAGAACTTGTTAACCGCTTCGTGGCTTACGAGACAAGTCGCGAGATGGGACGCACAAGGGAGCGCAGTATAGATGATGCAAAGGAGGCTACGCTGAACTTCAACCGCAAGGGAGCGGGTGCTAAGAGTCTGACGCAGCGAGAGGGCGCAAAGTACAGGCTATCCAACGCACTGAACTACTACAGCCAGTATGGCCGTTCGTTCATCGTGTTCTTCAACGCACATGTACAAGGCACATACCAGCTCTACAGGCTTGTCAAGGAGCACCCCGCAAAGTTCGCCTTCGCGTTCGGTGCGGCTCCTATCACGGCCGCTGCTGTGGCTCTGCCGCTCTTCAATAACTTGCTCCTGCCAGCCATATACAGCGCCGTAGGCGGTGACGGGGACGATGATTGGGGAGACTACTACTATGAGTTGTCCGACTGGGAGCGCCAGCATAATATCTGCCTGCGTCTGCCCAAGGGTCACGGCTGGCTGAAGATACCACTTACACCCGAACTCGGAGCGATGTTCCAGGTAGGCGATGTGACGGGCGCGTCCTTCGCGGGCAAGCGCGATATGCAGGCTTCCGACTTTGCGGGTATTATGGAGCTTGTAGCGCCCAATAACGTGGACTTTACAGACGCGGGCACGGCTATATCGAGCCTTGTTCCAAGCAGCTTGCAGTGGGCATCCCACATAGCCGTAAACCGCGACTTCAAGGGCTCCCGACTGCGCAACGACAACATGTTCAGTCGCTACCAGCCCGAATACCTCAAGGCTACCCGTAGCACAAGCGCGACCATCACCGCGATGTCACGCGCGCTGAACAAGGTAGGCGGCGGCAATGACGAGCGCTCTGCCGACAACGTGCTGGACTTCGCTCCAGGCTACGTGCAGGAGATGCTGACAGGCATAGCAGGAGGATGGGTAAGCACAGCGCTGGCCGTGTCTGACGCGCTGGCCGCTCCCTACCTTGAGGGCGGCGGCTCGGAAAAGGACTATTGGAAAGGCGCAAAGGGTCTGTTTGACAGAGGAGGCGTGCCAGTGCTCAGCCGCTTCTGGATAAGCGGCAGCGGGGAACGTAACGCGGCACGCGCAAAGGGCGAGTACATGCGGACGGTCAAACCGTTCATGGGTGCGACTGAAAGCGAGTTCAGCCTTATAAAGCGCATACCCCGACCCGCAGCGTTGAACGTGCGTGCCAAGGAGGAGAAGCTGGAGGCCGCTAAGAAGTCACACGACCTCTTCGCTATAGCCGAAGCGGAAAAGGCGCTGGAATCCGCTAAAGCCAACTTCGAGGAGGCGAAGAAGACACAGCGGCAGAAGCTGGACGCGCTGCAAGGATCCGAGCGCTTCAAGGCCTACAGAGACATGCGGGGCATCACACGCTATATAGACTACATGCTGCGCCTGTACAAGGACAATGACCTACCCGATAACGTGGTGGACTCCTTACAGGAGGCTAACCGCAGGCTGCTGGAGGTGGAAAAGTAGCAACAAAGGAAAGCCCCGTGAGCGGTAAAAACTCACGGGGCTTGCTATATATATATATACTC